TTACCATCCGGTCAAGCACGCGGGGGTAGGGGTGCCCCCGTAGGGGTGCGTGCACACCGCGGCGTACCCGCCGCTGCACAGCCGGCACAGCGTGCCCACCCCGCAGCCGCACACCGCACAGCCCTGCCTGCCAGCTGCCCGCGGCGCACGCCTGCCCTGCCCCGTACCCCGCACCCTGCCTACCCACTCCCCCGGCACGCACACAACCCTGCGCACCCCCCGCCTACCCCCTGTGCCCTAGCCCCCTGCTGCTACCCACACCCCTGTGCAGCACAGCGCCCCTGTATATGCGGTACCCCCGTGTGCAGAACTCGGACTTGACACGTAACCACGGTGTGGTGTAGCGTTGCCTTTACACGGAACACACCGACGAAAGGAACGTCATGTCCATCACCAAGCGCATCGCAGCCGGCTTCTTCCTCATCGCAGCTCCCGCGATCATCGCGACTCCGACGTGGATCGCTTCGGCTGATCCGATCACGTTCGATCAGTCCTCGTTCCCGTGCGAAGAGGATGAGGTGCTCGGGTTCAGCCCAGAGTTCGGCCCCGACAAGGTCGGCTGCATCCACATCGACAGCCTGCGCTGATCGACCCAGCTGATCGAGCCCCCGCTTCGGCGGGGGTTCTTTCGTGCGCATGGGGGGCTTGACACGTAACCGTGGATGGGTATGACGAACTACTTGACACGTAACGACGCGGGGTGCATACTAGGTACATGACCGCAGCACTCATCATCATCAGCTTCATCCCCGTGATGCTCGCGGTGATAGCGGGCTACGCTTTCGTCAGCCAACCTTGATTCGTAACGAGGAGTGATTATGGTACGACCCCGGTTGCTGGACCTGTTCAGCGGAGCCGGTGGGGCGAGCGAAGGCTACGCCCGAGCTGGCTTCGAGGTGGTCGGCGTGGACATCGATCCGCAGCCGAACTACCCCTACGAGTTCCACCAGGAGGACGCGCTGAAGTACCTGCTGGAGCATCATCAGGAGTTCGATGCGTTCCACGCATCACCCCCTTGCCAGGCGTTCACCAACGCTCAGAAGATCCGAGGCAACGATCACCCCGACTACGTCACCGCGACCCGGGCAGCGTTCGACCTGATCGGTAAGCCGTGGGTGATCGAGAACGTGCCGGGTGCTCCGCTGATCCTGCCGATCGAGCTGTGCGGGTGCATGTTCCCGGGGCTGAAGACCTACCGTCCGCGGTTGTTCGAGCTGAACTGGGAGCTGGGATCGCGGATCAATCAGCCCGAGCACCGGCCGCACACCGCGCGCACCACGAAGATGGGCAGGCCGCCGCGTCCTGGCGAGTTCATGCACGTGGTCGGGAACTTCTCCGGCGTGGCGCAGGCACGTGAGGCTATGGGCATCGATTGGATGACACGGGATGAGCTGCGCGAGTCGATTCCGCCGGCGTACACCGAGTTCATCGGGCGGCATTTGATGAGCTACCTCGTGGAGAATCAGCCCGCAAATTCTTTTGGATACCCACTTGACTCGTAACCAAACCTCGGGTTAGAGTGGTCTCAACAACAAAACAAAGGCCAGCAAGATTCAGGTGAGCCCAAGGCACCATCCGCGCGTTGACCCTGATGCAAATCCCGTGTAATGCGGAGCCCCGGCCCACAACACTTTGAAGTCCAGCTCTGAGCCGTTGCACGTGGCTACGACGAGCTGGCACCGAGCAGGCAGGTTCGCTCAGCCGATATCACCGCGCTGACCGTGTTCGATTCACGGCTGCTCACGCTGACTTGATTCGTAACTGACCTAGGAGGTCACCATGAGCGCTACCGACACCCTCAACCCCACCCAGGGACTGAGCTTCAACCTGACCGATCTCCACGGCTATGTCACCGGCACCCTCTACGGCGACTGGGGAACTACGGCGACCGGCGTGTTCGCTATGGCTGCTCGGCACGACGACCCCGAGGATGCGAAGTACAGAATGGCCCACATTGAGCTGGGACGGAAGATCGCGGAGCGCTCGTACGGGTCTGAGTACACCGTCAAGTCCTGGCGGTGGATCGATCGGGACGACTTCGACCGGATCATCGGTATGAACGAGATCCGCGCCTCGTTCGGATGGCGTGCGGCATGACCATCCACATCGCATCGCGCGGACCCGCTGGCTGGACAGCCCGAGTGCTGTTCACCGCGGGCACCGTGCTCACGGTCGTCGACGAGCGAGGCCGTCGACACCTGATCGACACATCCAAGACCGCTACCCGCCGCATCGCGGCTTGACACGTAACAGGAGGAACCATGGGTCACGACTGGATCGAAACTGCCACAGGTTTCGAGCACATCTCCGGTGAATGGGAGATCGTCCGGGAGCCTCACGGGTCCCGGTTGTACCGAAACCGGCGATTTGCGCTCGCCGCGCCTCTTCATCAGGTCGTGGCATACGTCGAGGCTACGGAGCGTGCCCGGTGAGCGGGCACGCGTGGTTCGCCACGCTCTCGACCCCGGAGCTTCAGCGCATGGTCACCTCGGTGAACCGCGCAGCGGCAGCTGCCGCTGCTACCGAGCTCGCGTTGCGAGGAGAGACCCGATGACCTTGAGCGATGCAATAGACCTGATCAACAACGAGCGCGTGAAGTGGCTCCTCTTCGGCGTAGAGGCCGCGGCCCGCGGCGACGAGGAGGACTGCCTAGCCGGCGGGGCTCGGGCCGGCGGGCTGGCCGATGCTCTGGTGATCCTGGCGAAAGTGAGGTCCTGATGAACGAGACAGAACTCAAAGCGTTCAACCAGATCATCGCGGCGTCGTACTCGCCGGCTGAGCTTCGCAAGCTGTACCGACGGAGCAACCCGGGCCTACCGCTGAGCATCGAGCTGGCGTTGTCGGTCGGCGCGATCGTCGCGGGTGCTGCGCTGATGTTCCTGATCACGAAAGCGGTCGGGCTGTGAGAACCGGCGAAGCGCTTGAACTCATCATCAAGCGAATGGAGAACGGCTGGTACTACCCGTTCGGGCTCGGCTACAACAGCCTGATCGACTGGACCGGACACCCGGGGGAGAGGAAGCGATGAGCGGGGAGTGGTTCGAGACCGAGTACGGAGCGATGCACCGCTCGGACAACTGGCAGCTGGTCGCGAAGACCAACGGGTCATACGACCTGTACCAGTTCGAGCGGGGCGACAACCCGTTCTGGTTCAAGATCCTGAATACCGATCTGGAGACAGCGAAGGTGTACGTCGAGTTCGTCGAGCGAGAGGGCGTGGCATGAAGGTCAGCATCGAGTTAGATCACAGGGATGCTATGTGGCTGATTGGCCTAGAGATGTTCCTCGACGAGTATACACCCGAGGAACTCGCAGCGACCGTGAAATCGCTCAGTCACCGAGCTGGGGAGGCGTTGAAGGTAGCCATTCAGGCGTCCAGTTCTGCGAAAGATCGGCTCGCATGACCACTCCAGGCCAGGTTTCGCCTCCCCGGGAGGATGGCGCAACGCCTCCCGGGGGGCTGCGGCTCACCGATCGTTGCGACGCGTGCTCTGCAGCGGCTATGGAGCGCTGGGAGAACGGCCAGTTCGAGCTGCTGTTCTGCAAGCACCACGCCGCCGTCCACGCTGAAGGGTTGTTCACCGCGTCGTGGGTACGTACTGAGTCGTGGGCGTTCGTCCGCGAGAACCTGTCGGGAACCGTCGGGCTGAAGAGAGTGAGGCAGGTGTGAGTAAGCACGGCAACTGGAATTTCAAGATAGACGCAGACGCTGACACCGGCGAGATCGTCCGGGCGAGGCTCAGCATCGACCTAGTACCTGCGAAACCCACCCGAGAAGACGCCCTGCGGAAGATCGCGGCGGTAGCCCTGTACCTGGCAGACAACCCCGGCCTGATGAAGGATCATCGTGGATCAACACCAACTCCGCCAGGTCCTCAAGTTCCTTCAATAGGTCGAAGTCAGCTGCCATGGGTGGGTTGGTGGTGATCCCTCCCGATGACTAAGCGCTTGGCCTTCGTCGTCTGGTTCATCGTCGGCGCTGTGATGCTCGCGGCGGTCCTGGTAGCCCCGTCAGCGCGTGCTGACGGGTTCTCCGGGTGCGAGCATCGGTCGGTGTCTCACCAGCTGGAGCACGGTGGTCTGAGGGCTGATTCTGACTGGCACGTGGCACACGGTGACCTGCCGACGTGCGATCCGGAGAAGAATTCCGAGAGCAAACACGACTCAGCCGGCCAGGGCAAAGACCGCGGGAAAGACAAGAAGAGTCGCTACTGCCGGAAACGGTGGTATTGCTGACCAGCAGCTTCGCTGCGGATCGAGTCGTGGTCTGGTAGCTGTAACGCCGGTATCGGTTGTGGCGATGCCGGTTCAGCTACGAACTTAGTGACGTTTGACACTTGCGCCGGACTAGATCAAGTGGTCTACTTTCTCCCACGGGGGAAGAGTCCCAGATCTGGGACACCAGAAAACTACGTCGCACTGTCAAGTATCGAGGGGGTTGTGCCTTGCGCTGTAACAAGATGCAGGATACGTTGGTCTGTAATACAAGGAGGACCGATGAGAACCACCAGAGAACAGCTCCCCCGCCTCTCACTAGAAGTGATTGAGGCTCTGAAAGCTACGGGGGAGACTGAGGCGGATATCGCCCGGATGTACGGTGTGACACCACAGGCTGTTTCATGGCACGTCCACACGTACGGAGGCAAATTGACCGCCCGGCAGGTTATCCGCCGCGAATACCCGTTCAAGGTACCAGAGCCTCTTTCTCAGTGCGCGCCGCATAAACGCCTGAGGGATCATGGCGAATACATCGCCACACGCGGCAAAGGCATGAAAGAATACAAGCTGAAGCGTCTCCGGTCGTTTTACCGGATGCTTCGTGAGAACAATTGGGTTGTCGAGTTTGATCCGAACATCCCGCCTATACCCGGCGTCAGCAAACGCGGGGGTTGGGCATACAGGGAGCGCCAGGAATCCGACGAAGACCTACTCATCAGAGTCAACGAATACACAACTCTGTCCGAGATCGGACGTCATCACATCTGGCGTTTCCCGAGCGTGGAGCCCTGATAACCACCCGCCCCTTTTCTTAGAAGAATGGTTTGCACCGCATGTTCGAGATCACTTCCCGAGTTATCGGTAAGACAATCGTCCCTACTCTGAACGTGGTTAAAGATGCGTATATCCGCGCTAATACACTCGATCTGGTCCCCGGTATTCGCGGCCTCCACGTTTACCGCTCTACGTGGCTAACCGACGACAGCTACCTTTACCGGGAAGTGAAAGAGTTCATTGACAGGTATTGCGAGCCTGATGCAGTCGAGCGCGAAGAGCGTCACGGCGACAAATACATCATGGGCGAAATCGGGGAATTCCTGAGCTATATTCTCCGTCGCGAATACCAGCCTGCGGACTTCAACCCGTGCCCGTTGCTCGTGGAGCTGGGCCTGGCCAAAAAGCGTCGCTGCAACGCGACTCGCAAGCCTAAAGAGGAGGCAGCATCATGAGCAACATCTGGGATCAGCCGGCGTACCAACCCGGCTACTACCCGCAAGCCGACGCGGCCGCTCGTGCGGCCAAGCGGAAAGGTCGTATCGAGGGATGGCTGGCTCTGGGAGCCATCGTGGCGCTGATCGTGCTGATGTCGATCAGCCCCAGCCACGCGCTACTCGTGGTGCTCGGGACCGCGTACTTCGTCCCGACGATCGTCGCGTACTACCGGAAAGCTTCGCTGAAGCAGCCTGTCGCTGTGATCAACGTGTTCTTGGGGTGGACGTTCATCGGCTGGGTTGTAGCGCTCGCTATGGCGATGGGGAAGAAGCAGTGAAGATCACCTGGCCTCCGGGATCGCTACCGGTCATCGCCGGATTGATCAGTCGAGGTATTCCCGCGGACGTCACCGGGGACGAGGCCGAGCACAACCTGTACTGCCCTGAGTGCGACGACCTGAACGTCTCATCCTCGAACATCAGCCTTGTCACGGTCGTAGGCGTTTATGACCTGGGGAAGGCTGAAGTGTGCTGGGGGTGTTCAGATTGACCGAAAACTTGACTCGTAACTACCAGTACGAGAAGAAACCACGGTCGGTCTCGCAGCTGTCGCAGTTCGACAAGTGCCCGTTCAGCTGGAAATTGGCTAGGCATGAGCGCGTGTGGCGTAGACCAGCGGCCTGGCTTCAGCAGGGCTCGGCGGTCCACGCTGTGGCTGAGCAGTACGTTCTTCGCAAGCTCAGCGGGGACCTGATGACCCGAGAAGAGGCCAAGGACGTGTTCCGTCAGGTCTACGCGGAAATGATCAACGAGGCCACAGACCCGGATCAGGGGGGAACCCCTAACCTGGGGTGGTGGTTCGCATCAGGCCGGTACCGAGGTCAGGAAGACATCGAGCGTCGATGGGACATCGGACTAGAACAGGTCGATAAGGTGATCGACTGGATCGACAACCATCAGAGCCTAGAGGTGTGGCACACACCGGACGGCACCCCGGGGATAGAGCTCGCGATCGAGTTCGAGCTCGATGGGATAGAGATCCGGGGCTACATCGACGCGGTGCTCGTGCTCGACGGTGAGGTGCTGGTGGTTGACTGGAAGACCGGACTCAAGCCCGGAGATGACTTTCAGCTCGCGGTGTACGCGCTGGCGTTGAAACAGCTGTACGGCGTCGAGATCACGCGCGGCGTGTACTTCATGGCGAAGACCGGTAAGCCGACGTATCCGTACGACCTGACGGACTGGACGCGGGAGAAGATCTCGGCCCGGTTCCACGACATGGAACGGAAGCTGGAAGCAGGGGACTTCACGCCTAAGCCTGGCGCTAGCTGCGCGAGGTGCGACGTGGCGTTGAGCTGTGATTACTCTATGGCCTGAAACTTGACACGTAACCAAGCTTCCGGACGCCATCGCCACGGTGAGTCAACACCGGGTGTCCGGGGGAGTGAATGATCGAGAACTAGCCATTCTCTCACCTCCACGGTATGGGCTCCACCGATAACGGGCCTCTAACTTGATTCGTAACGAGAGGTAACGATGAGCAATCCATCACTAGCGACCGAGGAGCAGCTGACCGAGCTGTTCGGGGTCGATACAGACACAGTCCGACGCTGGCGCAAGCAGGGGCTCGCCGCGGTCGGGGACTACTCGCCGAAGTGGGGTAAGCCGACGCCGTTGTTCAGCGTCGCATCCGCTGCTCGGTATCACAGGAAGGGCTGAGTCTTGACTAGTAACGAGGAATTGATCCGCGAGGTACTCGCCAAAGCTCTACCCGGAGGCCTTAGTGATCTAGTCATCATGGCTGCTACGACGAGCCTCCTGAATGAGTTCGACATCACCGAGAAGCCGGAACCCGAGGAACCTATCGGGACCGTGCGAGTTCGAAGGGGCGATTACGAGCCGGAGGACGCCTCGATTTACATCAAGGTCGGCGCATATCGCTGGGTAGGGGTTTACACGGGCGAGGCGTACTCGAAGGGTTTCTACGTGAACGATCACCTCCCCGGTGGCGAATGGGGGGACACGGAGGTGTTCCGGCCGTGACCGAACGATGGACTCTTGCGGACCCGGCGCTGAAAGCGACTGTGACCAAACGGCCAGGCCCGGGGAACCTCTTGGACGTCGAGCTGGAAGACAAGAGAGCGGTTCACGAACTCGGCGGTGTGCTGCGCGCTGCTCGTCGAGGTCTTCTCGGTCCTCCGCTGGTGAAGTTCCTCGGCACGACTGAGTCTGCGCTGATCAAAGCTACCGACCGAGTCTGGGCTGAAGAAGTCAAGGCCAAACAGGAAGGCCGCACGATCTACAACGGGTTCATAGCGAGGGGTACGAAGTGAACAGGCTGGCTATGGCTGCGCTCGGAGGGTTGTCCCTAGCCGGCGCGCTGGTGTTCGGGGTAAGCGCCGGGATCGCCCGGGTTATCGCTGTTGAAGACACGACGGAGGAAGAGGTAATCGAGTGAAGGATCTGACCGCGGTTCAGTACATCACGGTTCTACGGGTACTGGAGGAGCACCAGCCGGACGAGTGCGACTGGGGAGTCGACGGCTGTACGTGCGACGCCAGCGTTGAGTTCGGGCAGCAAGCTGAGCACCAGATGCGGGAGATCGTCAAAGCCCTCAGGGAGGGCTGATGCCGCAGACAGTTCACGTGCTCCCGGTCGACGACCTGATCGAGCACGAAGACGTCGGTGACGACTGCGTGTGTGGCCCGGAGATAGAGCCTGTGTTCGACGCTGACGGCGCGTGCGGCTGGGTGATCACGCACCACTCGCTAGACGGAAGGGAGAGGTTCGAATGACGAGGTACTACCGCGTCCCGGGGATGATGTACCCGTACTGGATCGTGTCGGAGGCGAAGGACTGGCCGCATCCGGGCGATGTGACAACGGTGGCGATGAACTCGGCCGCGAGCACCGACATGGGCAACCTGTACGGGGATGAGTTCTCCCAGCTCTTTCCGCACGCCGTGGAGATCACGAAGGAACAGTACGAGGAGCGGGGCTGAAAATGCTGTCGATCATGCAATCGATCGAGCAAAAAGGGAACGCGGGTGACCCTCTGCCTGTACCGTTCCGGTCGCTGACCAAGCAGGGTATCAACTTCCTGCGGGGCCAGCTGGCGCTGATCGCGGCGGCACCCGGCGGGGCTAAGTCAGCGTTCACGCTCGCTCTAGCGCTCAAAGGCCGTATCCCGACGTACTACCTCTCGGCTGACTCGGACGCGTTCACGCAGTCGACACGCATCCTCTCGATGGAGCTCGGGATGCCGCTGGCTGAGTCTGCTCGGGCGGTGCGCGAAGGTCAGTTGCCTCCGCAGGTGCTGACGTGGAACGCGGCCCCGGGGAACCCGCACGGTATCCCTATCCGGCTGAACTACTCGGCGCAGCCGACGCTCAAGGTCATCGAGACCTCGCTGGCCGCGTACGAGGAGACGTTCGGGAACTACCCGCAGCTGATCGTGATCGACAACATCACGAACGTCATCACCGGGGTAGCCGCGAACGACGAGGACCCGTTCGGTGGTCTGGAAGTACTGATGGACTGGCTGCACGAGAAAGCCCGGGAGACCGGGGCGTGCATCATCGGTCTGCACCACGTCACCGCTGACAACAACTCCGGTGACAAGCCGATCCCGCTGTCGGGGATCAAGGGGCAGATCGGGAGGGTTCCAGAGCTTGTGGCGACCTTACATAGGGTGCCCTCAACCTTTGGAGGGGACACGCTGAGGGTGTCGGTGGTCAAAAATAGGTCAGGAAGAGCCGACCCTTCGGGCCGGCTGTACGCCGAGCTGAAGTTCGACGGCTCGAAGATGGAGATTAAGGATTTCTAGATGGAATTTCTAAGAACATGGGCAATGGTTGTGTCCATGATCATGCTGATGATCATCAATGGGCGGCTCTCTCACATCATCGAATTGCTGCAGAGGTGATTTGTTATGCCCGATAACTTGATTCGTAACGGAAGGAACAATATGAACACAGCCATCATCGCGCAGACGCGCGCACAGGCCGCGGACCTGGCCCTGAACCTCGGGTCGAGGTCCCAGCTGTTCGGGGCCGACGATCAGCAGGCGTTCGATGGGACCCGGGCCGTCCGGATCCTGATCGCCGAGGGGACGCAGTTATCTGACGACTTCCTCGACTCCATCTACGCCTCCAGCTTCAAGACGCCTGGAGGTCGGGTGCTCTGGGTGGCGGCTCGGGACCTGGCAAGGGAGGAAATCTGATGGAGTTTCAGGACGGGGTGACGGTGTTCACCACCGGCCCTGACTGCTTCAAATGCACGCTCACCAAGAACGCGTTGACCCGCGGCGGTGTGGAGTTCCGGGAGGTCCGCGTGGACCAGGACCCCGAGGCTCTGAAGCTGGTGAAGCAGAAAGGCTACGAGACCGCTCCGGTGGTTCACGTCGCCAGCACCGGAGCGTGGTGGGACGACTTCCGGGCAGACAAGATCCGGGAGCTGATCAAGGCGGCTAAGGCGTGAGCATCGAGCAGCTGATCGCGTACTCGATCATCGCGTGGGGCGCAGGTCTGTGGCTGGTCGGGTGGCTGGATGGCGGCGGCTAAGCCTAAGCCCCGGCGCTGCGTCGACTGCGCAGCGGCCGGGATCACAACCCGCCGAGCCGCCCCTCACCCGGGGCCTCGATGCGCTACCCACCATCGCGAAAAGCGAACCGTCCGAAAGGATACGGCGTGGGAGAAGCGTCTTCTGGAGCTCTACGACATCACCGCCGATGAGTATTGGCAGATATACGAGGCTCAAGGTGGCAGGTGCTACATCTGCCGCAAAGGCCGAGGCCTGCGGAAGAAGCTGGCCGTCGACCACGACCACCGAACCGGGCACGTTCGCGGGCTCCTCGATACGCCCTGTAACCGCAACGTACTCGGTCACCTCGGTGACGACCCCGAAGCTCTCCAGCGAGGGATCGACTACCTGGAGAACCCGCCCGCGTTCGCGGTGATCGGGAAACGGATCGCTCCTATCGAGGTCCCGAACTTGAATCGTAACCAAGGAAGGAAGAAACGATGAAACCGACTGCACGCCCGAACCTGCTGCGACAGCAGATCCTCAGCGAGTTGCTTGCCAACCGTACGGTGACCCGTACCGAGACCCAGCCCAAGAAGGGCCCGAAAGCCTCGGTGATCCACCCGGTTACCGGCGAGCGGGTGACGTACCAGACGTACGTCGACGCCCCGGTCGATCGACAGGTCCCGGGTCTGGCTGGGCACGTCTCGGAGGAGAACATCGACCGGCTGGCTCGGAGGTGGGGCCGTTGATCACGGCGGTCGTTTGTCTAGCGATTCTGACCCTTCTCTACGTAGCAGGCGGGCCGCCGCGAACTATCAACTCAGAGTTGATAGTTGCTCCCCCGATTGCGCGGGACGACGGCCCTAACATCTCGATCTGGAGGCTCTGATGAGCCAGGGCTGGATGAAGATCGAGGCGTTCGTCAAGGTCGATCCGACCACCGACACCGAAGACGTCTACGAGTTCCTAGACGACGCGTTCAAGCAGCAGTTCCCGTACCACGAGGGCATCGAAGTGTACGAGGTCGTCCGGTGGAACCTTCACAAACGCTGATCGCGAAGGTCATCGAGAGGTATCACCCAGACTGGCTACCGCCGGAGCCCACCGGGAGGGATTGGGTCCCGTGCCTATGCCCGTGGCACGGAGATACGCGGCCGTCTGCCGCTGTTTCCTACAAACACAACGCTTTTCGCTGCATGGCGTGCCCCGCAAGGGGTAGCGCCGTCAGCCTCATCATGCGGAACGAGGAGGTGGATTATCAATCAGCAACCGCAATCGCAGAAGGACTCGCTCCTGGCGGCATCAGTGAAGTACTACGACGCGATGCCAGGGTCCCCCGCAGAGGAGTACCTCGCTTCTCGCGGGCTACCTCCGAGCAACCCTCTAATAAACGAGAAGTTCCGTCTGGGGTACGTGGCGGACCCCGTGCGCGGGCACGAAATGTATAAGGGCTGCTTGGCGATTCCTTACCTGCGCTGGGCACCGGATGAGAAGTGGCAGGTGGTCTCCATCCGGTTCCGACGTCTTGACGACGTCGAAGGTAAACCCAAGTACATGACCCAGGCAGGGGACAGGCCGCGGCTGTACAACACGCTCGCGCTACTGGAGCCCAGCCACACGGTAGCTATCGCCGAGGGAGAGTGTCTGCGAGGGGACGCCGAGGTTCTGACCCCGGAAGGATGGGTCAGGTTCGACCGGTATCGTCCGGGCACAGAGGTTGCTCAGTACGAACTCGACGGAACCCTAAGGTTCGTTCGACCCATCGCATTCGTCAAGAAGCACTACACCGGTCCACTGATCGAGAGGGAGAACCGGCAGCGCTACTACCACCTCAGCACTCCCGGGCACAGGGTCCCTGCGTTCGGAGGCCGTAGAGATCCGCACCGGTTCGTGGCCGCTCAGGAGGGGCATGGGACGGCCCGAATCCCTAGAGCCGGTGTGATGGACGGTCCAGGCATACCTTTGACGGACAGCGAGATTCGACTGAGGATCGCGGTCAGCGCGGATGCGGCGGTGAGGCCATCAGGAGGCCCGGGTAGACGAAGAAGTTCGAGGGACTATTTCGTTTTCGGGCTGAAGAAGCAGCGCAAGATCGACAGGCTACGGAAGCTATTGGCCGACACCGGCATACAAGCGTCGGACAATCAGGTATCTAGGGGCTACACGTCTATCTGCTTCTCGGCCGAGAAGGGCAGGTTCGGGCGAGCGCTTCCTGAGGAGTGGCTGTCTCTGGCCACTGCGGAGCAGCGTCGGATGATCCTTGCCGAGCTCATTGAGTGGGACGGTAACCGAGTACCGAACCGGTCCCAGTCCGAGTACTCCTCGAAGTACCTAGGTAACGCTCAGTGGGTTCAGACCATGGCACACACCTCCGGGATGGTCAGCACGATCCTGCCCCGGAGCAATCAGTACGGGGAGTGGTTCAAGGTATCGATCCTGCATAACAAGATCGATACCAGCTGGCAATCCTTGAAGAATTACCGAGAGGTGGATCACGACGACCTCGTCTACTGCGTGTCCGTACCGTCCACCGCATTCCTCGTGAGGATGGGCGGCTGCATCAGTGTCACGGGTAACTGCGACACGATTGCGGCGTCTGTCGCGGGGCTCCCCACGGTCGGGGTCCCCGGAGCGCAGGCGTGGAAAGAGCACTTCCGCGAACCGTTCCTCGGGTACCGGGAGGTGTTGATACTCGCGGACGGTGACGATGCGGGGATGCAGTTCGCTGAGACGGTGGCGGGTGTTCTGCCCAACGCCAAGATCATCCCGATGGGACGGGATGGCGAAGACGTCAACAGCCTTGTGTTGGAGCAAGGCGTTCAAGCACTGAAAGACAAGGTAGGGATATGACAGAAAGCATCCTGGAAGAGGCGCAACGCCTGATCCACGGACCTCGCAACAAGAACTACGGGCACCCCCGGGAGAACTTCGCCGACATCTCCGCGTTGTTCTCCGCGTACCTGGAGCGCCCGATCACTGACCTCGACGTCGCGAACCTGATGATCCTGGTCAAGGTGGCCCGGGTGAAGGGTACGGGGTACCACCGGGACTCTTACACCGACATTGCGGGTTACGCCGGCTGCGCCGAGCGGATCTACGAGGAGCCGGTAGAGGAGGACGGTCAGCCCGCCCTGTTCGATCTTCCGCTGCCCGACGACTTGATTCGTAACGAGGACTCGGACTCGCTGTCGTGGGTGGATGCGCTCAACGACATCACGTACTCGGACGGCGAAGACGGGGACGATCCCGTGGATCTGGACGAGCCGAGGGTGTGGGCCAGCGCCTCTGAAGTACCTGAAGGCACCAGGTTCCATGACGCCGAAGGGGATGTCTTCTGGTGGGTCAAGGGCCAGCTGTGGTGGCACTCGGCCGACTACTCGGCCGACTTCCCGGAACGGGCCGGAACGTGGCCTACCAAGAGTCTGTTCAGCGACTTCGACTCCGTATTCGGGCCCTTCACGGAGGTCGTCGAGTGAGCCACTACGTAATCCACCGGGACTCCGAGACGGCTGACTACGGCAACGGGACTTACCTGACCGTAGCTGTCCCCGACATCACCTACACATCTGTCACCAACGCGATCAACGCGCTGGACGACGTCTACCGATCAGTACGCGCGGAGCTATCCCTCCTCGCAGAGAAGGGAACCAAATGACTAAACGAATCGCAATTCTGCCCGACGTTCAGTTGCCGTTTTCTGACATCAAGGCTCTGAGGGCGTTCATCCGATTCGTCGGAGACACGCAGCCCGACATCCTTCTGGGAATCGGGGATTACATGGACTACCCAGGTCCCGCCCGATGGTCCAAAGGCACCGCCGCCGAGTACCTGCCCGAGCTCAAGAAGCACAACGAGATCGGCAAGAAGTTCCTGCAGGAGATCCGAGACGTCTACGACGGACCGTTCCTGATGCACGAGGGCAACCATGACCTCAGGCCGCGGCAGTACCTGGCTCGGTATGCGCCGGCTCTGGGCGAGATGGAGGACGCCTTCCACTTCCAGAACATGCTGGACTTCGACGGCTTCGGGATCGAGCTGCTGCCCGACTTCTACGACATCGCTCCGGGCTGGATCTCCACTCACGGTCACATGGGCAAGTTCTCGCTGTCGCAGATCGCCGGATCGACGGCGCTGAACGCGGCGAAGAAGACCGGGGATAAGTCCGTGGTCATGGGCCACACCCATCGCAACTGCGTCACGCACCACACCTCCGGGTACGGAGGTCGCACGAAGGTTCTAACCGGTTTCGAGGTCGGACACTTCATGGACCAGAAGCAGGCCACGTACCTGTCCAACGGAACTGGCAACTGGCAGTTGGGATTTGGAATCCTCACCGTGGACGGTAAGCACGTTCAGGCTCAGGGAATCCTGATCCAGAACCGCAAGTTCATCGTTGACGGCCGGGTCTGGGAGGTCTGACGCCGTGGCCTTGACACGTAACGGGAACGTTCTGCCGTACCTGCACTTCGAAGCCCGGTCCCGGGAGATCCCCCGGGTCGAGCTGATCGAGGTTCTGGTCGAGGAGACCTACGCCAAGCGCAGTCTGGAGCCGGTGAATGGATGACCTTCTGACCAACAAACTGATCAAGAAGGCCGCCAAGTCCGTCGGGAACTCCTGGCTACTCACGTCAGACCAGGTCGAAGACCTGATCCAGGACTTGTGGGTGGAGCTTCTGGAGAGGCCGTCTCGTAAGCGAGCGATCTCGGGAGTAACCGAGGACGAGGCTGCCGCATACCTGCGGGGGCACGCAAACCAGACCCTCAGCGTCAAGTTGCGGGAGGAGTACCTAGCCCGAGGGGATTGGGACTACTCGGCAGAGACGATCAAAGACGCGCTCAAAGGGCGGGGCGACAACCCGTTCCTGATGGAGGTGATCCCTAAAGCGATCGACCACCTATCAGACCGGCACCCCCCGTACGCGGAGTCCCTGAAGACCCGGTACCTCGACGGCGTGGTCCTACGGGACAACCCCAACAAGATGGTGCTGAAGAGGGCTCACCGCGCGCTGGCCGAGGAGATTCACGCGGTGATCGTCGAGATGAGCGACCACGACGGGCCAGGCTCGCGGTCCAAGGTGTTCCCGGACTCGATCCGGTCGCACAACGGCCCGGGTGACCCTGTCGGGGAGCTGGCTACTCGTCTCGCTGACGACGGGTGGAAGTCAGCCGGCGAGGACGGTCTGACGTACCGGGAGCTGGTCGACCTGGCTACCGCCGAGCAGGTGACCTCCAGTGCTCCGAAGCATCGCCGGGCGTGCCCGGTATGCCACCACATAGTGCCGATCAGCTCAGGACGGTTCAGGGATCACCTGGTCCCGTCTTGCGCAGGGTCAGGGGCTGCCGCGTGAACATCTTCGACGGCCAGTTCAGCGGTATGTCCGGCGTCGACATGTACCGAGCGTGGGTGACGCCTGAGCTCTACCCCAACCAGAAACCAGCCCTCCTGGCTAATTGGTCAGACGAGGACAAAGAGATGTTCGTGGGTGCCGAATGGACCCGCGGCTACAACCGGAAGGAAACCGAATGACTGTCACCACCGATCCCTGGGCCTCGAACGACAACGGCCCCGAGCAGCCTGTCGCCACCACCGCTCCTGCGACCACCGTGGTCAACAACAGCAGCAACGTGGCTCCCGGCGAAGGCAAGATCGTCACCACCCTGAAGGGTGGCAGGGACTTCGACGCGCCGTGGATCGTGATCCACGCTTCGTCGGTCGAAGAGTCCGACGCTCTGTTGGACGCGAAGTTCAAGGACTACATGGACAAGGTGAAGAAGGTCGCCGCGGCGTTCGCGGGCGGATCGGCTGCGCCGGCTCCCGCGCAGTCCTCGGGCGGCGGGTACCAGCGACAGGCTCCGCAGGGTGCGCAGGAAGCCCCGGAGTGGGCTCCGCCGAAGCCGTACGACGACTTCGTCTACAAGACCGGTGTGTCGAAGAAGACCGGCAAGGTCTGGCACGCTTGGATGCCTCCGACCAAGGATGACGGTCGCGACGCCAAGTTTTTCTACGCAAATTAACTTGACTCGTAACCACCTAGGAGGGTGTAATTGAGCGAGGAAATCAAGGTTCCGAAGTTCATGGTCATGCTTCAGAACGGGTTGTTCTGGACGTTCCCGGACGACTGCGAGTACCGCATCAGCGGTGACGAGCTGGCAGTCGACTTCGGGGAAGGGGAGTACCGGGTGTTCCCGATCAAGAACAACATCGCCTACTACGGGCGAGTGATGGTCAAGGAAGAAACCCCGGAGGGTCAGATCCGCCGGGAGCTGGGGCTCTAACGTCTCCGGCTTGATTCGTAACGAAGGGAGGGGCGGGTGAAGCAACACCGCTACCAGATCAAGGACGAGACAGTTCTGGTCAACGTCGTAGAGCACGAGGATGATCTCGACGGGTTCGAGAGCTTCATCCGCTCCAACCTCCGGATTCTCGGTCTCGATACCGAGACGACGGGCCTCAACATCTACCAGGACGCCTTCGGTATCCGGCTGATCCAGTTCGGTAACCCGTGGGAGTCGTGGGTTCTGCCGGTGGAGCGGGGCGGTGTGTTCGTAGGAGCCGCCGTCACCGCTCTCCAGAAGGTCCAGCGCTTCGTGATCCATAACGCCGCGTTCGACCTCCAGGTGATCGAGCGGACGCTCGGTGTGCCGATGGAGCAGATGTGGCCGAAGGTCGAGGACACCAAGATCTACTCGCACCTGGTAGACCCTCGGGCCTACAAAGAAGGTGGGACCGGGCACAAGCTGGAAGAGCTGACGAAGTTCTACATCGACCCGGTGACCGCCGAAGAGGTCAAAGCCTCGATGGCTCGCCTGGCCAAGAAGCACAAGACCACCAAAGACAAGATCTGGGCTCTGGTCGACCTGGACGACCCGGACTACGAGCTGTACGCCGGCATGGACACGATCCTGGTGTCGAGGCTGCTGGGCAAGGTCGCCCCGCTGGTGCCGGAGTCGTCGCACAAACTGATCCCGTACGAGCACAAGCTCGCTGAGGTGATGTCGTACGTCGAGCGCACCGGGTTCCTGCTGGACGTCGACTACTCGGAGAAGCTGTCCGCGGACATGCTGCGGAAGTCCGAGCACTACACCGCGGTGGCTCGTTACGCGTACGGGGTCGACTCGGTGAACTCCACCGAGAAGCTGGCTGACGGTCTGGAGCGTACGGGCGTGAAGATCAAAGGCCGCACGGCCACGGGTAAGCGCCAGGTGAACGCCGAGCTGCTGGAAGCTCTGGCGGAGGAGGGCAACGCGCTGGCGAAGGCGGCGATCGAGGCGAAGAAGTGGGGTTCCTGGGAGAAGACCTGGGTCCGCAACTTCATCGAGCGGCGGGACGCCAACGACCGTGTCCATCCGGGGATCAACCCGCTACAGGCGCGTACAGGACGCATGAGTACGTCTAACCCGTCGGCTCAGAATCTGCCGTCGGGAGATTGGATGGTTCGGCGCTGCTTCATCGCCGATCCTGGCGAGCTGATGGTTTCGGTCGACTACCAGGCGCAGGAACTCCGGGTTCTCGCCGCCCTGGCCGATGACCGCACCATGAAGCGTGCGTTCGAGGAGAACGCCGATCTCCATCAGATCACGGCCGACGCCTCGGGCGTCGATCGGAAGGTGGGGAAGATGGTCAATTTCGCGTATGCATACGGGTCTGGTCCTGCGAATATCGCTGCGCAAGCAGGGATTTCGTTCCAGGAGGCTAAGAAGGTGATTGCGGGGTTCGAGAAGTCCTATCCCGGAGTCACCGCGCTGTCCAAGAGCCTGCAGCAGGAAGCCGCTGCCCGGGGGTACATCGTGACTCCGACAGGCCGCCGGCTGCCGGTAGACCCCGACAGGGGCTATGCGGCTCTTAACTATGCAATCCAGAGCGCCTCAAGGGATGTCACGGCGAGCGCCGTCATCCGCCTTCATGAGGCTGGCTTGACTCGTAACATGCGCCTCGTCGTCCATGACGAGGTTCTGGCCTCGGTCCCTGCCCTAGAAGCGGAGTCCGTGGCGAAGGAAATCGGACGAATTATGGAAATGGAATTTCGGGGGGTCCACATTGGAACAGATCCGGAGGTCCAAGGACCTACCTGGGGCCATGGATACGGCGCGCCCTATTGATGGGTGTCCGGGGTTCTTCGTGACCCGGGACGGGCGAGTATTCGGCCCGAGAGGCGAGAAGGCGCAGTCCACGATGAAGGGCTACGGGTACAAGTATGTCAGCTTCTGGAAGGACGGTCGGGCGTACAAGAGGACGGTCCACTCTCTGGTGGCGGAGGCCTTTATCGGCAAGGTGCCCAAGGGAATGCACGTGATGCACGGCCCTGGGGGGGGGGGGGGGAAGCTGGACAACCGCGTCGAGAACCTCAGCATCGGTACGCCGAAGCAGAACGCTGCGGACAAGCTCCGGGACGGCACTCACCAGACCGGCAGCAAGGTCCCGGCCGCGAAGCTGAGCCCGTACGACGTTATGCACATCCGCACCCACAAAGGTGCGTATCGGGGAGTGCAGAGAGACCTCTCCTACGCGTACGGAGTAACCGAGTCAGTAATATGCAACGTCATGCGCGGTAACACCTACCCATCGCTTTGATTCGTAACGGAAGGAACAACGTGGAAGAAGTAGTGACCAAGCCGATCGAGAAGATCGTCGCGATCTTTCCCGTGACAGCTGAGTTCTGGGAGGGGCTCACCGAGATTCAACAGGAATCTCTGCTCCAGGGGATGGCGATGGATGCTGCCCGAGCCTTCGAGAAGCAGGCCGTGATCACCTCGCAGATCAAGTACGAGGTGCGAACTCAGCCCGAGCTGGACGGGGTCTACCTACCTGCGTGGGAGTGCGCGGACGAGCACGGGAACGAGAGGGTTGCCCCGCGCATGGTCTCGGTTCTCTTCTCCGCTTACGGCTACAGGAAGGACAACGCCTGATGGAATTTCAAGAGTTCTGCGACCGCATTTATCAGGTGTTCTCGCAGACCACCGGAGCCGAGAACCGGTTCTGGGTGGTGGAGGACAACAGCGCCGAGGGCGTCGGGGTCTGGGACCTGGTCGCCGTCGACCAGGAGGATCGCCGGGAGTACCTCGGCAGGTTCTCCAACGAAGCGGATGCCGACTTCGTCGCATCGATCCACGGCGCTATCGCGGACATGGTGCGCCGGTCGATGGAGGCGATCGACGACGCGGCTCGGCTGGAGCTGGAGCGCGACGACCTGATGGGCCGGGTCTTCGACCTGGAGCTTGAGATCCAAGGGCTCAAGAGCGAGTTGGACCGTTACGAGGGGTTGGGATGAACAAGCACGACTGGTTAACGTTCTCCGCCCTAAACGATGAGCAGTACTTCAAGTGCGTGGCTCAGTCCGAGGTCGCGAGGAAGTGGAGTCCGTACCTCTCGTTAGACGGCCCCGGCTACGAAGGCCGACACCGGCTGCCGGACGTCCGATTCAGCCAGGAGCTACCCGGCGGGACGGTCTACTGGTCGGTGAACCGGAAGGGCTTCTTCCGCCGGGACGAGAGCCTCCCATCGGGATGGGTGCAGCGCATCTACCCGCGTGTAGCTACCAGCTTCAGGACCGCGGAATGAAGCGGGTGCGTGAACTGGTGCTGATCCGGATGCTCGACCACGAGGTTCGGCTGGAGCACCTGATCCAGATCATGCGGGGGTGGTTCCGGTGAGAGAGCTCTGGGGTAACGACTCTCGGAAGTGGCTGATCCGCAAGAGCCCGCACACCCAGGAGTGGATCGTGTTCCCGTCGGTCGGATCGTTCTACGGTGTCATCACGTTCCACCCGGACTACGAGTCGGCACGGGCAGACTTCATCAGGCAAACGAGGAGACCATGAGCAAGAAGAAGAAGAAATACATCACCGTCAAAGTAATCCCTATGATCCTCACCCCCGAGGAGGTGCGGCAAAAGATCGTCGACGTCATCTCCGACTGGGCCCCGGTCTACTCCGATGACGCCGAGCAGGTGGCTGCCGAGATCCTATCCGGCGTCACGCTCGTCCAGGTGCGGGACGTCGAGGAGAAGGCCCAGGCCCGGGTGTGGGACAGCATCCATGCTGTCCCGCTGGGCGTGAAGGTTCGCGACCGGGAGAGTGACGTCTTCTGGTGGGACGAGAACTACGCGCTATGGTGGACTTCGCATTGGTGGACGGATTTGTACCACGGGAAGATCGGCGCAGATTTCGACTCCACGTTCGGCCCGTTCACCGAGGTGATCGAATGAGCAAGAAGAAGAAAGACATCACCGTCGACGCGGAAAGCGTCGAGGAGAAGCCCAAGCCCCAGGTATGGGATCACTACCGCAGTATCCCGCTCGGGGTCCGGGTCATCGCCCAGCGCGGGGAAGTGCTTGTACGGGGTCCACGGGGCGGCATCGACGTCGTCCTAGACGGTCCCTTCACCGAGGCGGTCGAGTGAGCGAGCTGCCGGAGGGATGGGTCTGGACGGACGAAGCGAAGCGTGACCCCCGAACAGGTCGGGTTGCAGTCCGCGCGGAAGAGCAGTGGCTGTGGGACGCCGGTATCCGCCAGTTCCCTGAGCACTGGCGCTATGCGGACAACCCGGACCAGACAGCGTCTGATACCGACGGGTGGCCGGCGGTCTCCCGCTCCACTGGAGGATTTCTGTGAGCAAAAAGAAGAAAGACGTCACCGTCGAGCAGCTGGCCGTGATCGCCGATCGACTTACCGAGGCGGTGGATCTGCTGAAGATCATCTCGACGCAGACCCGTCAGCCAGAGGTGATTACGGTGCGTCAGCATGACGATCCGGAACTGCAGCGTCGTAAGGTGAGCGCGGCTCAGGAGATCGAGGCCATCCGCGCCGAGGAGGCGGAGCGCTATCACGCCTACCGTGACAAGCCTCTGCAGCCGTACGTGCGGGTCCACGAGGCCCCGTAAACCCCTCTAGCATCCACGCTGACGGACGCAACCCCACAACTGAATAGAGACTACCAGAGAGCCCTCTGCGTGCCCTTACACGGCGCGTAGGGGGCTTTTCTGCGTTCTCGGGGGTAGCCGCTCTACGACATCCCGGCGTGTAGCTGTTCGACCACGCTGCCGAGCCTGAGATGCTGCTCGTACTCCTGCAGATCCCCGAAGTCGATCGTGCGAGTCAGACCGCCGCGGACGTCGAACGTCAGCCGGACGTTCATCGACCGGAGCCAGGTGTTCTTTGCCGCGGTGTCCTGCTCTCGCCACCAGTCCCCGAACCGCTGCCCGGTCTCTCGCCACTCCCAACCCGACGGGCGAGCCTCTAGACCCTCCAGCTCCTCTTGCCGCGCGGCCAGCGCCGCAATACGGGCATCCAGTGCTTCGCGCTGCGGAGACCCGACCCGGTAGGCGGGGGAGCCGATCAGCGACGTCAGGTCCACCAGCTCCGCGTTCACCTCCGCGAGTTCGACCGCCGAGTCCGAGCCGGCTACCCAGACTTTCTCCAGACGCTCCGCGTCCCCGAGCAGATCCAGCACCTGCTCCTCGCAGAACGCGTCCCACTCGGCCATCGCGACCGTGCCGTTCCCGCAGTGCTTCGGGAACCCCATCGAGCGGCAGCGGTAGCGCGGGTGCTTACGTCCTCCCCCGGCGAACTTGTAGGCGGGCTCCCCGCACACCGCGCAGAACAGCACCCGCAGCAGCAGCGACGGGGTGGAGACCGCGGGCTTGGTCCGGTCGGTCTTCACCAGCTCGGCGCGCAGCGCCTCCAGCTGCTCACGCGTCAGGATCGGTTCGGCCCGCACCAGCGGGGCTCCGTCGTCGTCTCGGACGGTCTTACCGTTCAGAGTCGCGTACCCGAGCATCGCCTCGGAGATCAGCGAGCGCTTCAGCGCGGTAGCCGACCACTCCCGGCCCTGCGGCTCGCGGCCTTGCAGCTTCGCGAAGTAGTCCTTCGGCGACAGGACACCGCGCCGGTTCAGGTCGTGGGCCACCAGGTGCAGCGGCTCGTGGTTGTCGACGACGCGGTGATACACCTCGAGGATGCGCTCTCGCTGCACCGGGTCAGGCACCAGCCGCCACTCCCCGTCCACGCGCGTAGGCAGGTAACCCCACGGCGGCAGGGAGCCTCGGTATTTCCCGGCGCGGATATTGAAATGCGCAGCCGAACGGTTCCGCTCTTTGATCGCTTCTAATTCCATCTGCGCCACCGTTCCCATAAGCGCGATGACGACCGCCGCGAACGGCGTCGTCGTGTCGAAGTGCGCTTCGGTCGCGGAGACGACCAGCTTCTTGTGGTCCTCGGCCCAGTGGACCAGCTGCTGCAGATGCCGGATCGATCGGGTCAACCGGTCTACCCGGTACGCCACGATGACATCGAACGGTTGCTCCTCGAACGCTAGCCACCGGGCCAGGTTCGGTCTGCGCTTCCGGTCGAACGGATCGACCGCTCCGGAGACGTCCAGATCTTCCGCTACCCCGACCACCTCCCAGCCGCGCTGGGCGCAGAGCTGCTGGCAAGACTCCAGCTGGCGCTCCGGTGAGGTCGTAGCATCGGTGACGCGGGACAGTCGGATGACTACCAGGGCTCTCATGGGTTTGTACCGTACACCACTGAGACCGCGGTGGTTGACCAGACAAACCACGAAGACACAGGTCATCACGGACACACCCACTGAAACAAGAAAAGCCCCCTACCTAGCCTTCGCGGGCCGGGTAGGGGGTTTCTTGGTATGCGGGGTTAGATCACCACGGATCGGTGGTCTCGGTCTTGCCGCGGCCTCCGCCGCAGTGACGGACGCACTTGTAGACCTTGTGGTCCTTGCCGTTTTTGTGAACGGTCTTGTACGAGCCGTCGTCGTTGAACACGGGGTTCCAGTCAGCGCTGGCTCCACCGGAGCCGGTAGCGCAGGCGTGCTTGTAGATCTGACCGTGACCGAAGCCGTGGTTCGAGCAGTGAGCCGGAGCAGCCTGGGCGATCGGTGCGATACCGAGCCCGAGACCAGCCGCGAGGATGCCCGCGGCAGCGATAGTGCGTAACATAACAGTGCCTTCCTGATGGTGGGTGTGCGACCGACGGGGTTGGTTTCTCAGGCCTTAGCCCCGCCGGTCGTTCTCTTGCAGGCGACTTTACTCGTAACCGGGTTACGTGTCAAGCGCGAGTTATTCCCACTCGATCAGCACGTAACCGTCACCGCCGTTACCTCCGCCGGTACCGAGCCCGCCACCGCCGCCTCCGCCTCCGCCGTACTTACCTCCGTTACCGCCGCCGCCGAAACCGCGTCCACCACCGCCGCCCGCGCCGGGATTACCGCCGGTTTGATCGATGGCGCTCTCCCCGTCGAACGTGGTGGACCCACTACCGCTACCCCCCGCGCCACCGGCACCGTGAGTGGAGTCCCCCCCGTCCGCGCCGTTGGCCGCCGATTGGGAGGATGAGTATCGACCGCCACCGCCTCCTCCAGCGCCTGCCCCCTCGGTGTTGGCCACGCCGGACGAGCCTGCTCCAGACACGCCACCGTTGCCGCCGTTGGAGCCGGGGATGAGGACGGCCCCCGGTACGCCAGAGATGACGCTTCCGAGGTTCCCTGATCCGCCTACCGAACTAGTGGAACTGATAGACCCATATCCGCCGCGGCCAGCGATCAGGGTCGCGGAACCGGACTGGAACAGAGACACCGTAGCGGAGGTTGGGGCAATACCGGGACCCGTGGACGTATTGGGTTGCCCGCCCAGTCCGCCCACGCCGCAAGACACCGTATAGGTGTCGCCCATGAGTTCACGAGGAACCCAGACCCTAGGGATTTTCGAGCCTCCGCCGCCGCCGGGACCTCCTGGGCGGTTGTTACCGTTCGCGGCGATCCATCCTGTGCGGCCGCCCGCGCCACCACCGACCAGAGTCACCCAGCAGCCGGTAGCGCCCTCGGGCACCTGCTCGTCGACCAGGTCCTCGTAGCCAGGGTCTTCGCTGGAGATCGTGAACGGGGTGAAGTCCGGAACCGGAGGCCAGATCTTCATCGCGCCGACGTAGACCTTCGCCGCAGCATCCCCGACGAACACACCGACAACGTCGAGGCCACCGACCTTCAGACTCATTCGATGACCACGTAGATCGTGTCAGGGTCCGGAGACCCCAGCTCGTCGTAGTCCTCCTGGGAGATCACCAGGATCGACTTACCGTCGAGCGCGTCTTGCATCGCGTTGTGCTCCGAACCCAGCTGGTTCAGAAACGCCGCATCAACCTGCTGACCGACACCGTCTGTCCAGTTCTCGGGAAGTGCCATGCGTGCTCCTTAGAAGCGGATAAACCCGTCGGTCGGCCAGATCACACGGATGTCCGACCCGTTCGGGATGACGAATTGGTAAGTAGGGGAGTCGTGATACGACAGCAGCGTCGACGTAGACGAAGTACCGGTGTGCTTGTAGACGATGACCGCCTCACCCGTGTCACCCGTAACTTCGGGGAACACCGTCGGGTCAGCCTTCACCCAGCCGGCGGAAGTCACCGACTTACCGGTCAGGCTCTCCGAGACAGCGATGATCGCCCCGGACGGGATGTTCGCCAGCGTCGTGTGCGACGTCAGGTTCACGGTGTAGTCGTCGGCGTCGATCATCAACGCCCGGATGTCGTCGTTCAGCCAGTCGATATCGCCTCTGGCTGCCGCAGCACGGCAGCTGTTGTAACGAGCAGAAATCTCTTGTCTCCTTAGATCTCGAACGGCACGTCAGCCGGGATCTGGTTGTCACCGGTGGACTCGACCGTCAGGTACAGCGTCGGGTCACGGACCTCGTCCGCGTCCTCAGCAGGATCAGGACGGAAGATCCAGTCCCGGTGACCGGTGGACTCGGGGTTCAGCAGGTAAGCGATCTGGTAGAACAGATCGACCGCATCGACGTGGGCCGAGAAGTTGTTCAGAGTCACCGCGATGACCGATCCGTCTTCGGAGTTGTAGAAGATGACCGCGATGTAGCCGCCGAGGTTACCGACCCAACCCTGCCACGCTCCCCAGCAGATCGAGTTCAGACCGAACCCCATCCAGCCCGGACCCTGATGAGGTCCCGCAGGCTCGTACTCGACGTACGTCGTGAAGATCTCTTTGCGGAGCTGCTGCATCTCCTCGGACAAAAACGTCCCGTCGTACAGCGCTTTACCGAACCGAACGAAGTCCTCTATGTTCCCGGCGAGAGAACCGGCAGCCCCCCGACCACGAGGTCGAGACCGCGGTGAACTCCAGGTCCTGGGACGTCGGGTAGCCGAGGAACGCCGCGAGGAACGCGAACGGCCCGAGGATCGCTTGGATCTGCGGCAGCGCCAGGTTCGGGGTCCAGCCCCGGACATACGGCGGGTTCATGTAGTTCGTCGTCGGCCAGTGCAGCGACGGCATATCGACCTCGGACTGCCACTCTTGCACGACGATCTGATCGACCGTCCGGCCGTCGTTGTAGACGGACTCCAGGACCTTGCCCAGCAGCCACGAGGCCGCGTTCGAGTACGACGAGCCCTGACCCGGCGCGAAGTTCACCACCGAGTTACGGATGTAGTTCAGCGGGTCGAACGAGTTGGTCGGGCTGAGGAAGTACGTCTGCTGGACCGCGGGGTCTGTCATCCAGTCTTTGAGCCCGTCCTGGAACAGCAGCAGCTGCCGGATCGTGATCTGGTCCCCGTTCGGGACGCCGGTGACGAACTCGCTGATCGTGTCGTCCCAGTCCAGCAGCCCGTCATCGATCGCTTTGAGGATCAGGGTGTGAGTGAACATCTTCGAGCACGATCCGTACCGGAAGTTCTTCTCCAGCGTCAGCGGAGTGCTCGAGGTGCGGTCCCCGCCGTACGCTTTGTAGTACGACCCGGTCGGGGTCTCGATCCCGATGATCGCGCCGTCGGCTACCTTGCCTGACGTTGGCTTGATCTTCGCCGCTACCAGCGCATCGATCTGCGCCCGGACCACCGGGTCCAGCGGGTCAGCCGGAGACAAAGCGTCGGTGACAGCTTCCGCCTCCAGCTCAGCCAGCGTCTTGGGCTCCGACTCGTTACCCGCCATGTCGATAGCGGTGATCGTGATCTGCTCGGAGTAGTCGGTATCCGGAGTCAGGCCGGTGATAGTCACCGACCCGAGCTCCGTAACCGGGGATGTGTTCTGGCGTACGCCGTTGCGGTACACGTTGTAACCGCGAAGTCCGCTAGGCATCGTCGACAGCTCCCGAGGGTGTGATAGTGATCGAGGTGGACGTCGCAGACACGTCGACGTGCAGCGCAGAGACGTTCGGAGGCGTAACGTCGCCTTCGCCGTCGCCCACGACCTCACCGGGCAGAGCGCCCTTGCGGAACTGGACAGCCGCGCACGCGGGTCCACCGGGGCCGCCTTGGGTGTAGATACCGAGCCAGTGACCGCCGTTACCGCCACCGCCAGGCTTGGTACCAGCGCCGCCGTACGCGTGCTGATCGCCGCCAGCGGCCAGCTTCAGGCCGTTGTATTCGACTTCCTCGATGCCTTTACCGACCGGCTTGCCGAGCGCCACAGGGCGCTGACCGGAGCCGTTAGAGCCGTTGGCAGCGGACACCTCGAACCCGGGGATCGACAGCTCAGCGCCATCCCACTCCAAGATCGTGGTGGTGCCGGAGAAGTGCTCACCACGGGTCCAGGTCACGGTGTTGACACCGCCGGGCTGACCGGGGTTGCCGTAGAACCCGAGGAACCCGTCGGCACCCTCGCCGCCCTTACCGGTGACGATCGCGTCGATGCGGTCGCACCACGCCGGGACCGGGATAGCTACAGGCTTCTCGAAGAACTCGACCTGCGGGTCGTGGTGATCCGAGCCGGTGCCGGTGTCCACCGCGATACCGACGCGGGGGACGTTGTCGGTCCAGGCGACGTCGGCTTTGTCCAGGGTGGCCGGAGGAAGAGAAGGCGTCGACAGCGAGCGGGTGGCCCCGACGTTGCCGATCGGAGCGCCGTCGTTGTCCGGGAGGTTGAAGTCCCGGCCGCGCATCGTGTGCGTGCCGCCGACGGCGATGAACTCGTACGCCAGCAGGTCGCCGGCTACAGCCGCGATCGGGGTAGTGAGTTCGTAAGCCATGTTCGCGCCGGGGGACGCGGAGCCCGCCAGCAGACCTGCGATGTTCTCGGACTGGTGGATCAGCTCGCCCAGCTCCGGGTCGGAGCGGTCGTCGACGCAGCGGTAGACGTTGATGTAGAACTCGGTGATGCCCGAGGTGCCCCAGCCGATCCAGGTGATCAGGCCGATAGGCATCGACTGCTCGATGACATCGAACGCGATGATCGAAGTCCCGGGGGCGACCGAGACCGTGGAGTTCAGGGTGTCCAGGTCGAAGTTGCCGCGCTCGGACTTGTACAGCCCGGACTTCGGCTTCTTGTTGTTCTGGATACCGAGGATGTCCCAGGCGAACCCGCCGCGGGCAGCCGCCGAGGAGATCTGCTCGATCAGCGACTGGAGATCCGAGATCCCCGCACCGATGCCGGTGACCCCGACGATGCCCGAGACGATCGCATCGACGATGCGCTTGATGGTCTCTTCGATCGACCCGCCACCGAGCACACCTCCGATCGCGCCGGGGCGGATGTTGGTCAGCGAGAAGATCAGATCTTCGATCGTGTGGCCGATGTTCAAGGTGCCGGTGAGCGCCTGGACGATAGCGTCGATCACCGCGCCGATACGGGCCGCGGCGTGCTCCAGTTCGTCGCGCAGCTCTTGCGGCAGGTACGAGAGGATCTGCTCCAGCACGCGCGGCGTCTCGCGGATCGCGCCCATGATGGCGTCGACCGCGCCGGCTACGGTGTTGAATGCGCCTTCCAGCACGTTCGGGATGAAGTCTTTGAACTTCTGCAGCGCTTCCAGCGGCAGGCGCAGCAGCAGCTGCGGCAGCACCAGCAGCGCGTTGGCCGGGTTGAAGTCCGGGACCTGGAACAGCGACCGGGCGATGTCCTCGGTCATGTCCTGGCCGTAGCGGTAGTCGCCGCCGCCGATGACGAACGCGCCGTCTGGAACGTCAGGTACCCACTGGTCGTCAGCCACTAAGACCTCCGTTACATATCAAGTTCAGAGCAGCAGTTCGGCCGGGGGAGCCGGAGGCTTCCGTCCCGGGATGTGCTTGCTGATCCACGACTGCAGGACGCGGATGTAATCGATCGACAGCTGCAGCCGGGTCTTGGTCGTGTAGTTCTCTTCTTCGAGCTGGTTGACGCGCACGGTCAGGTCCGCGATCTCCGCTTTGAGCGGGGCGATCAGAGTCACCGCGGTCTCGACGAAGATCTGCGAGGCCTCCGCCTCGGTCTTCTCGATCTCGGCAGGCTCCCGTCGCCGGGAGCGCCACTTCTCGCCGTAGATACCGATCGCGATGCCCGCAGGACCGCTAGCCACCGCCAACCAATCCAGGACCTCGGTCACCGTTTCGTAGGGGTGACGTGGCGGCGGATCACGAATCCGAGGACGAACGGTGCGGCCACCGCGTAGATAGCGACCGCCTGGTCGATCCACGAGACGTCGAACGTCTTACCGAGGACGAACCCGGCGAAGCCCAGGCCCGCGGCCACAGCGCCGCGCAGCACCGCAGGCTCGGGGACGTACTCCTCGATACCTTCGATGTCACCGTCTTTGTCCAAGTCCCAGCCCAGGTGCGGGATCTCGAAGCCGCCTGTGTCCAGCTCGGCGAGGTCCATCTCTTCGGTAGGCAGGTCAGACACGTGCAACGGCTGGGTGTCTTCCAGGTCTGGCATAAGCGGGCCTCTCATTCGACCGCAGCCTGATGCTGCGGCAGGGGTGCGGTAGGAATCAGGCCCATTTGCTTGTAGATGTCGAGCTGGGCTTGCTGCTCTTGCTGGGTGAGCGTCCGAGGATCTTGGACACGGAACTTCGGAGGCTCCGGGGTATCCGAGGGAACCCACTGCGCAGCGGGGTTGTAGTGGCTCCGCGGCCCGCGGGCGGGAGCCTGGAACTTCTTGGTCTGCTGAGGCAGCTTGCTGACGTGGATGTTGCCGTTCTCGTCAGCGAGCCGGCGCAGAGAGTCCACATGCACAATCCCGAGCTCCGTGAAGTGCTTCGACCAGTACTTGGCCATCACCGGGTTAGACAGCGAGTGGCCTCCGGACGGGTGGGGGAGTCCCCAGAAAGCCCAGGCGAGGGCTTCCTCCGGCTTGTCCGGGTCGGCGTGTTCTTGGGTCAAGGGTTTGTGCATGTGGCGGGCTCTCTTCGTTACGTATCAAGCTCGGCTGCTACAGAATGCCGAGCTGTCCGAGGTTGGAGTTGATGTACTGGATCAGTTCGAACGCCTTGAGGATCGGGTCCTCGGGCTCTTTGTAACCGATCGTGATGGTCCAGCCCTTCGGGCCGTCGGACGTCCACTCGTAGGTGAGCTTGGTGACCCGCTCCACAAAGATCGTGTACGGATCGGGGTAGCCGAGGACCGTGGTACCGACCCGGTCACCGAGCCAGAAATGCCCGTGACCCCGCTCACCGATGATGTACGGGGCAGCGTCGGACACCTGGATCTCGTGCGAGTGCTTCGCCCGGGTAGCCCACTGCTTAGCGCGGGCCGCCATGATCGCGGAGATCGTGAACGCTTTGTCAGCGCCGTCGACCCAGCCCTCGTTGTAGTGGAAATCCCCGAGCCCGGTGACGATGTCCTCCAGGCCAGCGATCGGCAGGCTCAGGCCTGCTGCGCGGAGCGTGGGAATCTCCATGAACGCGAGGATCACGTTCTCGTACAGCGGACGGGCGACCGCGTCCATGATGCCGCCGAGCGGCGGTAGGTCGATCGCGCCGCCGAACGCGCCGAGCGTGGCTAGCTGGGAGTTGATCAGCGACGTCAGGAAGTCGCCGCCCATGTTGATGCCGGCCGAGATGATCTCGTTCACCCCGGGCATCGACTGCCCGCCGAGCACGAACGACGTGTCCGTGGCCTCGGTGTACGTGAACTTCGACGACTCGATGCCGGTGTACGGGGACTCCATGAACACCACGTGCGGAGCCTTCGGGTACGTCCCGAGGAACCCCGGGGTGTAGTACTCACCCGGGTAGGTGGGTAGCCCGGTGTAGATGTCGATGCCCTCGGTCATGCCGTCCGACGCGATGTTCATCACCGCGCGGACCAGACCGGTCAGCAGCGACCCGCCGAACGCTGTCTCCGAACCCCAACCGGAGTTGTCGACGATGTCCCAGACCAGGCAGCCGTGGCGCAGCGGGATCAGCGAGGCGATACCCTCGATCAGCGGCAGCCCCAGCTCACCGGACAGCTCCGCGAACGGGTGCGGGTCCTCGCCGTGGAAGTACCGGCGGCACACGATGGTGAGCTGCGAGTCGGCCAGGACGTTCTTCGCGGTGTCGTGGAACGACTTGAACCGGGAGAACACGATCGTCAGCGGAGAGTTGTCCGCGAGGAACGGGAACGGCTTGACGATGTTGCGCCAGTTACCGGGGTTCAGCGAGAACGGGAACCACTCGGAGATGTCCAGAGGGTTGTCCGGCAGCGTCCACAGCGAGGTCTCCAGGCGGAGGATGTTGACGAACAGCGTCAGCAGCAGCGCCCACTTCGCGGGGCCGAACATCACCCACAGCTTCGGGAACTGGAACTCGGGCCGCAGGAACGGGTTCGCCCACACGTAGATGTGCTTGAGCTCTTCGTAGTCGTGCTTGAACACGACCTCCATGTAGACGTCGCCCTCTTTGGTCCGGACGATGTCGTAGTGGTCCATGCGGCCCGTCCACCGGGCACCCTGCTTGTCGAACGAGACGTGGACGTTGCGGCGGGCGCGGCCTTTGTGGGACGCGATCCACTTAGCGAGGTAGTGGTCCAGCGAGATCGTGATCGACGCGGTGCCGGTCTCGTTCTCGATGAACTCGAACTTGTGGCTGCGCTCCCCGACGAGCTGGCCGCGGAGCTTGTAGTCGCCGTCCCAGAGGCGGATCAACGGCGGGGCGATCCGCTCGTCTTCCCGCTTCTGGCGGCGCTTCATGACGGTGTCCCAGAGCTGCTGGTGGCCCGCCAGGGTTGTCATGTCTGCGGCGGGAGCTGGCATCAGCTCACCCCGAAGCCGAACCCGCTACGGTCTTCCTCGTAGTACTCTTCGTCGTACTCGGGCTCCTCGGGAGCCAGCTCGAACGAGCCGCCCGTGAGGTTGATGTAGCCTTCCTCGGCCCCGGTGCCTGCGGACTCGAAGCTCAGGACCGGAATCCCGAAAACGCGCAGCGTGTATTTCATTCCAGCCCCCAGGGTCGAGACCAGGCGCGCGGAAGGCGCAGCGTGGCAATCTGCCCGGGGACAGCCCCGGACACGGACAACTTGAACGTGACCTCGCCGGTGTACGGCGGGATGTAGTGCAGGAACCGGACAGAGTTCATCCGCTCCCAGATCGGGGAACCAGACTCCGAAGACACCTGCTCCTCGCGAGGGTCGGAGTCGACGACGACGTTCTCAGCCGGGTACGTGTAGCCCTTGCGGAGAACCACCACGCGGCTGCCGACCTCGTACCCGCCGGTCAGATCGTCCGTATCGACCGTCATGGTCGGGACGTCAACGCCTTGCAGGTCGTCGGTGAACCGGACGACGTACGGGCGACCGCCGTCGACGTTGGTAGCGGTCTCGATCGAGAGGTCGTCGCCTTCCAGACCGGAGGCGTTACCCACCAGCTGCGGCAGGTTCAGACCGCCAGCAGCACGCTGGAACGACACGACGTACAGCCGGTCGCCGTCCTGCTCGGTGGTCACCTGGACATCGAGCCCAGCACCGCCCGAGAGCGTGCCGACATCCCCGGTCATCTCGTCGATGTCGATACCGCCGACGCCTTTGCCCGAGGCGTTACCGCCGAACAAGCCGCCGATGAAATCGATGATCCCCGAGATGATGTCGGTGATGACGCCCTGACTCTGGGCTTCGCCGAACGTGATGCGGTACGGCGAGTAGAACCACTCGTTCAGACCCTCGACCTTGACGTAGTTACCGTCGATGTTCGGCAGGTCCGCGATCCGGGCCGCCACCGTAGCCGGCGTCGCGTTGTACGCGATCGGAGCCGTGGTCTGCCCGTCGAGCGTCAGCGTGAACGAACCCGAGGTCGGTTCCCCGACCAGCTCGACCAGCTGGACCTCGTTGATCTTCGTCGACTTCACCCTGACGTCGGCGGAGCCGATCGAATCCAGCCCCACCAACGCGCCCTGAAGGTCGGCGTCGGAGGCGTTGAACGGGATGCCGACCGTGGTCTCCGAGCCCAGCGACAGCGTGAACGTGCCGCCCAGAGCGCCGCCTTTGAGGCGAACCGTCTGGACCTCGTTCGTCGCCCCGCCGAGAGACACCTCGACGTCGTTGGCGGAGATACCCGCCAGCGCGATCAGCGCGGCGCGGACCTCGTTCGGGGTCGCGTTGTACGCGATCGGCTCGGTCCACTCATCGCCGTACCCGATCTTGAACGTGCCTCCGGTCGGGCGGCCGTCGATGTAGATCTGCTGGACTTCCTCGACGCGCAGACCACCGATCTGCCCGGGCATCCGGATACGCCGGGTGCCGAGCGACGGGTCCTCATCCTCGTCGAGGTCGAGCTTGTAGTCCGGGACCGTCCACAGCGTGGCCGGGGACTTCGGAGCGCCGAGCCACGGCAGCCCCGGGATGTACGGATCAGCAGGCTTCTCCGACGACCCGGGCAGCGTCCACTTCGGCCAGATGATGTTGTCCGTCGGGTTCGCGTTCGGGACCGTGATCTCGATGTCCTCGACCGGAAGCTCCGGCTGCGGCCACGGCCACGGCAGCGGGTTCGGGTCGAACGTCGTGTCCTCTTGGACCTCGATCGGGTAGACGACATCGTCCTCGTACCAGAACGGGTCGCCCGCGACGACGACCATCTTCGTGATGTTGACCTCCCGACCGCGCGGGTCGGTGACCATGTCAGTCGTCGGGGACTCGAACAGCCGCACCTTCAGGTAGCGGTGCCCGGACTCTCCGGTGGTGATGTGGAGCTTCGCGTCGCGCTTGAACGACCACGCTTTGCGCCACGCCGAATCCCGGCGCAGCCAGGTCTCGTCGTTCTCGTCGTTGAGGATCTCGACGCCGAACACCAGGTCGCGTCGCAGGACGCGGTGGTTCAGGTACCGAGCGCCGGGGAAGTTCCCCGGCTCCTCGTACGTCGCCTTCACCGGCGGGTCGAGCAGACCCGTCACCTCGGTAGCGAGGTAGATCCCCTCGGTGCCGTTGGTGAGGTCGAACCACTCACCGTTAACACCTTCGAGTTCGACGAGGGTATCGGGGTCCAGCAGTCTGGAGGCCATGTAACTCCTCGTTACGTTTCAAGTTAGCGGCGTGTGTAAGTGAGCGCTTGCTTGTTCACTTCGTTGTTCTTCACCGCGATAGCGTCGTCAACCGAGTTGACCTGGATGTTCATGACGTTTCCGAGCGCCTGGGTGCCCCAGTCGAGCGCAGCGTTCAGGCCGTTGGTGAGCGCGCCCCCGCCGATGCCGAGGTCGCCCATCGCCTGGTCGAGGTTCGCCCGAGCGAACCCGGCGACAGCGTCGGTACCCTGCTGCCAAGTCGAGGCGATCTGCTCGCCGAGGAACTGGGCCAGTGTCTTCTGCTCACCCATCTGCCCGGTCTGCTGCTGCTGCAGCTTGAGCTTGTCCTTCTCCAGCGCGATCTGATCCTTCTGTGCTTGGATCTGGTCGATCTGGTCTTGGATCGCCTTCTTCTCTTCTTTGGTCCCGGCGGCGTTCTTGTCGACCTTCAGCTGCTTGCGCTGCAGCTCTAGCTGGTCGTACGCCAACTTGAGCTCGTCGAGCTGGTTCTTGACGTCCCCGCTCAGCAGCGAAGACCCGGAGGTCAGGTCGGCCGTGGGGGCTGTCAGCTCGCTCGTCAGAGCCGTGGAGGCTGTCGCGGTGTCCTGAAGCGTCGTCTGCAGCCCGGAGAGCTGCTTCTGAGCCTCACCGAAGTTGAAGTTGATCGTGACGTTCTTGGAGTCTCCGAACACCTCCGCGACCGCTTGCATCACCTCGCGGGCAGTGCCGACCAGCTCACCTTGCGTAGATCCCAGGCCGTTGATGAAGCCCTGGCCGGTGTGCCGGCCGTATTCGGCCATCAGCCTCGACGGGGAGTGAATCCCGAGGAAGCCTTTGACTGCGCCTGCCACAGAGCTGGCGAGCTCCCGGGCCTTGGCGACCGCAGCCCCGACAAGCTCACCGATGCCGCTGATGATGCCTTGGACCAGATCCCGGCCTGCCTGCGCGCCGATGGCGAAGAGGCCTGCCAGAGCCGAGGCGATCTTGCCGGGGAGCGTGGCGACGTACGACGCAGCCTGGTCCACACCAGCGGTCACCGCGGCGACAACCTGGGTCCAGGCGCTCTGCACGGTGGAGACGACGGTGTTCCACGCGGCCGACGCCGCAGTAGTCACGCCGTTCCAGATCCCCGAGAGGGTACCGCTCAGAGAAGACAGTAGGCCGGAGATCGCGGTGACGCCTGTCTGGAAGACGGCCTGAACCGTCGCCCAGCCGCGGGCCGCGCTGTTCTGGATGTCAGCCATGAACAGTACGAAGGCTGCTCCAGCGGCGGCTAGCTTGCTGGCGATCCCGACCAGCGGAGTCACGAGTAGCAGGAACATGTTCGCCAGCCTGAGCACCGCGGGTGCCATCGCCAGGAACGTCTGGGTCAGCGGCATAGACGCCTGCCACAGCGCCAGGAACTGCGGTACCATCGGGATGATGCCGGTGGTCAGCAGGTTCAGGATCGACGGGGTGAGCAGCAGGAACTGCCCGGCAAGCTCACCGAACGACGTGGCAAGCTGCGGGAGGATAGGTCCGAGACCTGTCACCACAGCGTTGGTCAGCTGCGCGAACGACGTCGCGAGCTGCGGGAGAATCGGAGCTAGCTGCTCCATCGCTGTAACCAGCGTCGTGCTCAGCGTCGCACCGACCTGCTCCAGCACCGGGGCGAGAGCCTTCAAGCTCCCCGAGAACAGCGTGCCTAGCGTGTTCGCCAGGGACACGAACCCCGGGGTGGCGGCTTCGATCGCTGGAGCCAACGCTGTCAGCGCGGTGCCCAGCGTTCCGAGGATCAGGTTCGACAACGCGGTAAGCCCGGGCATGAGCGCGACGACCGCGTCACCGATGCCGTTGAAGAACGTGGCGATAGGCTCGCCCATCTTCCCGAACTGCTCTACGCCGACCTCGAAGATTCGGCCGAACTGCGTCAGTAGAGAGTCGAGGACCGTGGACAGGCCCTGCATCGCGGACTCGAACGCCCCGCTCGACACCAGGCGATCGACGATCGCATCGAACTGAACGGAGTACTTCTCCAGCGGAGCTAGCAGCTTGTCGAACGCGCCTGCGCCTGCTGCGGAGAGCTTCAGGAACGACGTGGTGGCGTTCTCGATGACCGGGGTCAGGCCGTGGAACAGCTGTCCGGTGCCTTCCAGGATCGCCTGGATAGCCTTCATACCTCCGGTGGAGGTCAGGGCGTTGGTGATCCCGGCGGTGATGTCCACCATGCTCTGGGCGATGCCCTCGAACCCGGACTGCAGCTGCGGGATCATCCCGATCCACTGCTGGAACAGCGGGGTCAGCCCCGCCTTGAACACCTCACCGATACCGTCGCGCAGCCCCTGAAGAGCCTCGCCGAAGTGCATGTCCCCGCGGTCGTCCACAGAGAACAGGCCGGACAGTTCGCCCGCCTCTTTGATCCCCTCCAGGCCGAGCGCCAGGGTGGTGGCCCCTGCTCCTGCTGCAGCGAACAGCGACGGTAGCCCTGCCAGCAGCGCGGCCACACCGCCGATAGCGGGGGCGGCCAGAGCGCCGATCGCGAGGAACACCGTTCCCCACGTCATGTCCGGGCTCTTGCTCAGGAAGCTGGTCGAGTCCCCGAAGTCTTTGGCAGCCTTCGTGGCGTTGAAGAACGACTTCCGGGTCTGGTTGACCTGGCTGATCAGGGACCGGTCGTACTTGACCTTAACCTCTGCGTCCGGTAGGTTGCGGGTAGCCGCGGCGACCTCGCGCCGGAACGCACTGGTGTCTGCGGTGACCTTGACCTCGGCCCGCTGACCCTCGGCCCAGTCGACAGCACGCTTCACCTCGCGGTAGAAACCGTCGAGATCAGGGGTGACCTTGATGCTTAGAAGTCCGACCTCTTTGCCCGCAGCCATAAGGCCACCTCCTTTATTTGCCCGTGGATGGGGCCTTGCGATTACGGGAAGCAGCCATACGCATGGCCGCGATGTGCCCGAACGAACCGGGCTTGTACTGCTTGGTCCTCTTCTTGACCTCGGGCACCGGGAACGGCTCGGGCGGCTTCATGCCGCTGCGCTTCTTCTTCGGTGTCTGGGCGAGGAGGTAGTAGAACCTGAATGCTCGGATCTCGTTGACCAGCGCGGCGGTAGTCCAGGCCTTGTCGTCCCAGCCTCGGAACTGTGGCCCGCCCTGGATCTCCGACCAGTAGCGCCCCTCCCGGGGCAGCTCTTTGATCAGGACCAGAAGCTCGATCGGCCCGAGCAGGGAGTCAGTGAAGATGTCCTTCAGGCTGATCCCGTACTCGGACCGCAGGTCGGCTAGGACGGCGTCGCCGTACTCGTCAATCAGTCTTCCGAGCTGGAGGCTTCCCCCATCTGAGACGCCTCCATGTAGGCGTTCAGCACCAGGGTTGCGACGGCGTAGTCACCGTCGAGCGCGTCGAGCAGCGCTTTGGAGTCTTTACCGGCGACGAGGGTCAGCACCTCGAAGATTGCAGCGTTGAACCGCTCGACGTCCTTCTCGGTCACCGACTCCTGGTCGGATTCGTTCTTCTCGTTCACCGACTGAATCACCTCGACCGCTTTCTGAACCTTCTCGCGGTCTGACTTGTTGAGGCGCAGCACGCTGCGCAGGTGAACAGTGGTGTCTTTGTCGATCGCGACAGGGAACGGAGCGCCGAACTTGCGGTCGGCCTCTTCGCGCGCGGTGTCGAGGGAGAAAACGTTAGTCATAGGTGGCAGGCCTTTCGATTTTGGTGGCGGGCTAGGTAAAGCGGGAGGTGGGGAGCCGCCCAAGGCCCGCCAAGGTGTGCAGGCGGCTCCCCGTTTGACACGGGTTACGTGTCAAGTTCGAATCAGACGACGTCGACGGTTACGCCGGAGCCGCCCTCGGTGCTGTCAACGCCCAGCGCAACAGCCAGCGGACCCGTGATCTCGAAGTCCGAGCCGTCGGCCGTGACCGTCCACGCAGACTCGGCGACACCGTCATCGACGGCACCGATCGCGGTCTTGATCGCGGAAGCGTTGGCGTTGTAGGCGATGTCGCCGGTGGACTTGCCGCCGACCAACAGGGTGTAGTCACCACCGGTAGCGCCGCCCAGATCGAGCAGGTACACGACCGGCGCGTCGGCAGCGTTGAACCAGTCCTCTTCGATCCACTCGTACAGGTTGTACGACTGATAGTCGAGGAAGGTCGCACGCACCGGCAGAGCGCCGAACTCGTCGGTCGCCAGCGAGATCGCGTCCTCGCGCTTCAGCGAAGCCTTACGGGCGTGGAAGCCGAGTCGAACGTCGTTGTCGACGATCACGATCAGCAGCGCACGCTCGTTCACGACCGAGCCGGACTTCACGCCGAAGATGCCGGGGGTAGCCGACTGGTTCGGGCCGAAGTACAGCTCCAGAGCCGACTCGTCGAACTGGGTCAGGTTGATGACCACGTAGTCCGCGATCTCTTCCGTCTCGACCTCGCGCAGCTTCTTCTTCTGCCACGAGCCACGGACCTCGGAGTCGCCGCCGTCGAAGCCGAACTCGGGCAGATCATCCTCGGAGGTGTGTCCGACGAGATCCCATCCGGTGCGGTCCCACGCCTCGGGGTGCTCCAGGTCGATCAGCTTGAGCTGAGAAGGGGTAGGTGCCGCCGTGCCGACCGCAGCGGTGTACACGTACCCCCGCGCGGCAATGAGGACGGCATCATCTTTCAGTGCCATTTGGTTCCTTAGTTCTTAGGGGGCCGGATGCCGAGTCGGATCAGGCCGAAGACGCGCCAGGTGCGGTCAAACGGTGACGGGCCGTGGGACGCGCCCAAGGTCTCGGTCAGCGAATGCAGATAGCCGGCTGGCGTTTTGGTTTGAAGACGTGCAGCGCGGTACAAGACCTCTAGGGCGTCCTCGTACATCTGCTCGGTAGTGGGCAGGTCAGCCGCTGAGTAAGCGGTCATCTCGACCACCGGCTGAGTGAACAGCGTCGGGTGCTCCGGGCTGCGGGTACCGCCTACGCGACGGACGGTGATCAGCGGGAACGTGCGGGAGTCGATGTCCTCGACCCACGTCCCGACATGCACACCCGCCAGAGACGGGACAGTGCTGATCGGATTGGACAGGTCCTCGTGGCCGCGGAGAATCGGGAGCACGACCTCACCGACGATCGGGAGCTTGCCAGCCATGCGCTACCCCCTCTTCCCGCGCTTAGCGCCGGTAGAGATAGCGGTCTGGCCGCCGAACCCGGCGGCACCGGTGAGGATGTACAGCCCCTGCGGAGCCTTCGTGACGCGACCGTACCGCTCGGGCTCGAAGAAGCCCGACGGGTAGTGCCCGTACTCGATGGCCTCGGGGTCCTCAGCTTCGAGGTTGACGTAGGCATCCACCGAACCGTTGGTGCTGGTGATCTTGGTCTCGTGCTTGTCGCCGGAGATCTTCTCCCACTGCGTGCTCGCACGAGCCCGCTGCAGGTTCTCGTCCGCGCGGGTAGCGACCTTGTCGCGCTCGTAGCGGACCTTGCTGACCACCGGCGTCATGTGCGCCACGACTTTGTTCAGACCGGATCGCCCGTAGTACAAAGGCATCAGAACCTCCGAACCACGTATTCGAGGCGGGCGGTGCGACGAGAGCCGTTGTAACGACGAGGGTCGCCGTACACACCCCAGCGCTCACCGCGCCACACAACCTCAGACCCGGACTTCAACTCGGTCGTGAACGACCGGGGGAGCCGCATCGTGTAGACCTGCTCGGTCACGTCGCCGATGTCGTCCATCTCCGCCCGACGGGCAGACGTGCCCGACTGGTTCTGGATCTGGAAGCGAGCGACTGTCTCGACGCCGGTGGCGGAAGGGCCGACCAGGGTGTTGCCCAGCCGGTCCTTCCGAGTCACCTCGGGGTACACCGTTACGGGCTCGTAGTTAGCCCCGTCGTCCAGAAGCCCGCTCATCAGTAGCCCCAGTACAGCGGGGAGCTCTGCTGGAACACCTGCCACTCGACCGAGCCGAACGCCGGGTATTCACCCGAGCGCTCCAGCGGAGTCTTCGGACGGACGTTGAGCACACCGACGTTCTTGGAGAGCCCGAGCTGAGCCCACTCTTTGTCGGTGATCTCGATCGCCCCGGTGTTCAGCCGCCAGTTGAGCTGGTACGAGTAGTTGCCATCGGTCTCACCGATGTAGCCGTCGGGGTTACGGATCAGGCGCGTGACCGCGGAGGCCTCGACCTTGATAACCCGCTTGAGATAGCCCTCGTCCTCGGCTTTGTCGTCCAGGTCAGGGATACGAGAACGGATCTCGATCTCGGCGTCCTCTAGGAACGTCTCGACCTGGGTCTCTTCGTCGGTCAGCGGCCGGCCGAGGCGGGCGACCACGTCGCTGGGCTCGGCGTATGCCATCAGGCCATGCCCTCGACAGTGGACTCGAGATCAGCGAGGCGCTTCTCCAGCTTGGCGATAGCCTCTTGGACGGTGTCGTCAGCGGCGACAGCAGCAGGAGCAGCAGCCGGCTCGTAGTCCTCGTCCATAGCAGCCGGGGCGAACCCGGTCAGGTCGGTGAGCTTGGCCACGATCTCGGAGTCGCTGAGCGAGCCGAGCCATCCGCGGACCACCGCACCGTTGTAGGGGTGGGTCATGAAAACCTCCAAAGGTAGCGACACGGCGGCGGGACCCTCCGGGGAGAGCCCCGCCGTTACGTATCAAGGTCGGGACAGAATCAGGCTTCCGGGTCTTCGTCGTCGACGAACTTGACGAACGCCTGCTTGTCACCGAGCAGCCAGCCGAAGGTGACCTCGATCAGGATCGCGATCTGGTTGGTCTGCCACATCGACACCGTCGCGGAACCGTCGGTCAGGGTGGCGGTGTCCGTCATCTTGATGCGGATCTCGTCGGCGAAGCCGAACTTCAGCTGCGAGTAGTCACCGCCGATGATGCGGGTCTTGGTGTCGGTCGCAGCGCCCAGGTCGCCACCGACAGCGCGGCCGAACTGAGCCGGGAGGCCCAGGACGTCGCCGGTCTGAGCGGCCAGGTTGATGCGGCTCGGGTCCACGTTGCCGTTGGCGTCGCGGTAGGCCTGAGCGCGGAGCAGGTGAGCGCGGAAGCGCGGGTCGACGGCCCAGCCGTTGAACTCCACGTCGGTGTTGGCCGACACGAGGTCGTAGCCATCGAGCAGGCGGTCCAGCAACGGGTCGCCCGTTTCCTGCAGGTAGTCAACGTTGGTCGTGTTGGCGATCACGTTGTCGGTGTCGATGCCCTGGAGCGCCGAGCCGGTCAGCGGGGACTTGCCGTGGAACACAGCGAGGTCGATACCGCGTCCGATGGCGTAAGCCAGCTTGCCCTGAAGCTGGGTGTACAGGCCGGACGGGTTCATGCGTGCGAACTCTTCCGACACGGTGACGATGGTCGCCAGCTTGATCGGCGCAACCGAGCGGGTGTCCCACGCGGTACCGGACAGCGGCTTCAGGCCGCCTTCTCGCTGCTCGTTCGACGTGCCGACGCCGACCTGGCCCACCTCGGGGTTCTTAACGGTCGTGGGGATGATCGTCTCGCCGTACGAGATCGGGATACGCTCGCCGAGGCGCAGGACGAGCGAGCTCTCCTCAGCCTTGTCGAAGATGGGTCCGATGACCTCTTTGGGGAGCAGGTCGGAGGGGACGTGGGCCAGACGGCCCTGGTGGTTGCTGCCCGCGGAGTTCGGGATCAGTTCGTTCAGGGTTGCCACAGGGGCTCCTTACTTCTGGAGTTGGGACTTCATGAGCGCGGTGAAGGCCACCGCAGGGTCGTTGCTCGGGGCTTCTGTGCCGAGGCCTTGCGAGCGGTCGACAGCGGCCACGGGGCCGTTCTTGAGGCCGAACAGGGTCTTGAGGCTCTCGGCGTGCGTCTTGAGCGCTTCCTCCGAATCGCCCTGCAGCGTGTTCGCGAACGTGAACAGCGGCGTGGGATCGGGGGTGAGAGCCTGGACCGCGGTCACCAGACGGTCGAAGTCGTGCTGCTTCTCGGACGCGGAGGTAGCCGCCTGGGCTGCCTGGGCTTCGAGAGCTGCGAGCTTCTCCGCGAGACTGTCGCGCTCGGTCTCCGCGGTGCGGAGCTGAACTCGGTAGTTCGCGGCCTCGGTGTTCGCCTTCGAGAGCTTCTCGCGAGCCCAGTCAGGCAGGTCCTCGCTCTTGGGAGCGGGGGCCGCCGGAGCCGGGGCAGCGGGAGCTACGGGTTCGGGCGTCGAGGGGGTGTCGGTGTGTTCGGTCATCTGTGCCTCCTGGGCGTGGGGGTGCCTCCTGCTCCTGGCAGGTCGGTCGGGTTGGCGGGCTAAGCAGCGAGTGCTGCGTACTGCTGTGCTGAGATCTCGCCGCGCTCCAGGCGACGGCGAAGGGCGTTGATAGCCAGCTCGTTACGAGTAAAGGGCTGGCCTTTGTTTTTCCCGCTCTTGTGGACGAGGCCTTCGTCCTCTAGAGCGATGGCTTCCTTGGTGGCTTCTCCCCACAGATCGAGGGCGCGATCGGCAGCTTCTTTGCCGAACCAGTCCTCGTTCCGGAAGACGGGGATCACCTTGCAGTCACACCCGGGGTGCCACTGCTTGATCTCTCCGCTGATGTCAGCGAAGTAGGTCTCCAGGTCTTTGTTCTTGAACAGCTCCAGAGCGTGTTCCGTATCAAGGTCGAGACCAGCGGTCTCGGCCCGGACGTACGTGGGTCCGCGGCTGATCAGCATCAGGCACCAGGCGCAGGTCTCCCGGCCTGTCGCGACCCGCGCCCATCCTCGGACGTTCTCCGGGGCGGCTTTCCGGATCGGTCGGCCTTTGTAATCGAGCCCGTAGGGGGATCGCTTGTCGAGCTCCTCATCGTTCTCGACGGCGTGGATGATCTGCTGACGTCCTGCGTTCTCCACCTCGCGGACGGCGCGCAGCGTCAGGTGCGTCAGCGCGTCCCCGCGGGTGTCCGCCTGCTGCATCCGCTCACGAGCCGGGTCCATGTTCTCGACGAACTTCTCGAACGTCGTCCCCTCCAGGGGCCGATCGTTACGAGGTAGATCCGGGTGGTGTTGAGCCCGCTGCGAGTCGTAGAACCTGCGGGCGAGCACCGATGCCTCGGTGCGCCGGCGCTGGATCTCGGGGAACAGCAGGTCCAGCAGACGCAGCCAGTCGAACATCGTCAGCGCGGGCTGAGCGAAGAACCCGGCCACGTTCCTGACGTGCCGGACTACTGCGGCGGAGATGAGGAGCTGCGCGGCGGCGTACTCCTCCGGGTTCACCGGGTCTTGGTCCGGTTAAATCCGGAAGGCGACGTCTGCGTCTCCGTCTTGGTCTCGGTGACCGTCGGCTTCGGCGTGGCGTCAGCCTGGGCTTTCGTCGTGGAGTACAAGGTGTCGATCATGTCCTCGGTCTCCTGCTTGTCCCAGTCGCGCATCTGCTCGCGCTGAGTAGCGGTGTAGCCGAGGTCGATGCGAGCCTGCTCCTTCGGGATCGGACCCTGGCCGTTGGCGTACAGCTTCGACACAGCGTCAGCCTTAGCGGCGACCGTCGGAGTCGACGGGTCGCGCCAGACTGTCTCCAGCCGGGTGTACTCCTCGGTGACCTCGCGACCCATGATCTGCATAGCGATCCGCATCGCACGCTCCCAGGCACCGCCGAAGATCCGGCCTTTACGCTCGGCCATCTTCACGATCCGGGAGTCGGTAGCGATGATGGCCTCAGCCGAGGCGGGGTTCTCCGACGAGGACGACAGGTACTGAGGCGGCAAGCCGGTGATAGACGCGGCCTCTTTGCGGAAGACCTCCATCTCCTCGGCGAAGTTCCGCAGCTCGGCAGCCTTGAACTCGGAGATCTTGGCTGCCTCAGAAGCGAGCGTCAGGATGCGTCCGTAGTAGATGTCGAGCGTCGTGTTCTCGCCGTCGTTGGTCAGCTCGTCGGTGGTGACACCGGAGATGACGCGGAGCGGGGTGCCCAGGATCTGGGACGCCGACTGCAGGTTCATCAGCGTGCGAGACGCGGCGTCGGTGACCTTGCGCAGCTCCGGAGAGATCTCCGAGCGGCCGTAGCGATTACCGAGGCGCGGGTCGTTGGTCAGCGGCACGACCGGGACCACACCTAGCCCGTGCTTGATGACATCCCCGTCGACGACCCACTGGTCGTTAAGCCCGCCGTTGCGGCGGAGCGGGACAGTCTCGTCAGGCAGGTACAGCGTGGCTCGATCCGGGACCGCGACGTCGTCGCGCGTCGTGTAGAGACGGACAGCCCGGGTGACCCGGCGGGTGTTGCGCGGGTCCAGCTCGGCGTACATATACAGCGGAGACTCGACCCGGATCAGCGGGATACCCGCGGGGTCTCCGGACTCGACGTCCGGGTGGCTGACCGTGATGTACGCGCGGCCGAACGTCAGCGAGTCGTCGTGTCCGAGGACCGACTCTTCGTCCAGGTCGTTCGCCTGCCACCAGTTCCAGAGCTCTTCGAGCCCCTCGGAATCCTCCGAGATACGGAACCCCTCGATGTCCAAGCGATCGGACAGAGTGCGGAGGTAGGTAGCGACCCAGCCTGGCTGGACGTCCAGGTAAGCCAGCTCCGGTGGAGCGCCGATCCCGATCGTCTTCAGCCGGCGCGTCCCGTTGCGGTAGGCCTCGGCTTCCAGCAGGTTCGGCAGGTCCCGTGCGAGGAGCCCTTGCAGTCGCTCGACGTGCTCGTGGTAAGTCGTCATCGCAGCAGACCCGCCCCCTTTCCTGTGTTGCTCTTGCTGAGCAGGAAGTCTTGGCGCGAGCCCCAAGCGAGGACAGCCGTCACAGCGGCGTCGATCTTGCGCTTGGATTCTTTGCCAGGTTTCCTGATGCTGATTGCGTCGTATATCGTCGGGTGCTGGTGCGCGTTGGTGATGTGCGCTTTGAGCACCGGGTTGTTGTCGTGTTTGACCTCGCCCGCCAGAACAGCGTCACGGAACCGCTCGCAGTCCAGCGCGAATCGCTTTTGCTGACCGCGCATATCGAAGGCGACCGGGTTACCGGGGGAGGCGTTGATCTTCAGCTTGCGTCGGAAGTCCTGACCCCAGGCGTCGACCGACTGCTCGAACTCCTTGACGTCCGCGCGCATACCGACGACGTCGTACTTCTCGAACATCGACCGGACGTACGCGTCCACGTCCTGGCGCGGAACCTTGTGCCCCTCGTACTTCTCAGGCACCCAGACCTTCACCAGGAACAGAGCCCCGTCCTCGACCCGGCACGCGGTGAGCGCGGTGTGGTCGTTGGACAGCGAACCGTCGAACCCGAGCGTGATCCGCTCGCCCTTCCTCAGCGGAGGCAGGTTGATGTCGTGGTTACGGTCCCACTCAGACGGTGCGATCCACGACTCCTCAGTCGCGTTGACCTGGTTGAGGAACTTCCGTCGGGACTCGATGACGTCGTTCTTCGCCGTCAGGACCGACATCAGAATGTCGTCGAGCGGGAGCCAGATCGAGTCGCCGCGGGCGATCTCCAGGCCCTTCATGAGCTGGGCGACCCCGGCCTCGTACCCCTCGGGGTCGTCGGACGGGAACGGGATCTCGGAGACCGGCGTGTCAGCCGGGGCTTCCAAGGCGTCGTAGAGGACACCGGTGTCGATAGCGTCGCCTGCCAGGATGTCCAGCCAGTTCAGGTAAGACATCTCCGCGACGGTGTCGTCACCGGGCCGGTGAGCGTTGCAGATCGACAAGGTGCGGGCACCGTCGACCTTGGTCATGTTGCCTTCGATGACCTCGGCCATCTGGTGGCCGTCGTTGACCTCGCCGCCGGGGCCTACTCCCCACCACTGCGTCTCGTTCTGGACGACGAACGTCGGGCGGTTACCCTCCATCGACGCGGGGGACGCGGTAGCGGCTTCTAGCCGGCCGCCGATCTCGGAATAGATGATGAAGCGGTTGACGGACAAGCCGTACTCGGCCTTCAGCTTCTTCGAGACCATGATCGGGAACAGCGAGAACGTGTTCTTCGTCTGGTCCTGGGAGACCGCGGCGATCGTGATCCACGCCGCGTGCCGGGTCTTGCCGACCGGGTTACCGTTGTCGTCGAAGTGCGAGAAGGCGACTGGTCCGCAGAGTTCGGCGAGCGCGAGCGCGCCGATCATCGGGTCCTTTCCCCAGCCCTTCATCCGGCGGAGCGTGCCCTCGCGGTAGGCGTACTTCCCTTGGTCGTCGACCGCGTACCACCAGGCGATGAATCTCGCCTGCTCCAGCGTCGGGACGAACGGGCCGTCGCCAGCGGGGGAGTTGACGTACTCGAACAGCCAGCTGATGATCTGCCAGCCGAGAGTCTTCTCAGGCAGGAACCATGAGCCGTCTTCGTACTGCCGCCAGGTCGGCCCCTGGATATGCGACGGGGCGGGGAGTAGCGACTCCGGGTAGTGAACCGCCACTCCACCTCCTCGTTACGTATCAAGTCACAGAGCGCAGAAAGTCCGTCGCAGGGTCGATGTTGTAGTTCGTGTGCGGAGTCGTGCCGCGGATGAAGAACAGACCGGCGTCCAGCACCGCGCGGATCAGCGCGATCAGCTCGAACGTCGGGTTAACCCCGATCTCCAGAAGCTGGCGCAGGATCGAATCCGGACCAGAGAACACCCGGGACATCATCACGACCTTGTAGATCGCGGTCTTCATCTCGCCCGAGTCGCCCTCGCAGTCGGTGTACAGGTCGCCTTTGTGGGCGTAGTTCCTCCACCAGTCCGGGGTGCCGACCATCAGCTGGTCAGCGATACCGTGCGACTTCGCCGAGGGCATCTGACCGCCCGGGTCAGGCCACACCTTGCCGGTCTCGCGCATCGGGTTGCCGAACGTCACGGCTCCGCGCACGTGGTCTTTGACCCAGTGCAATCGTCCGGTCACCGGCTTGATGTGGTACTCCCACAGCTCGGAGGTGACGATCGCACCTTGCGAGTAGCCGATCATCGACAGCCCGTAGCGCTCGATGCGCTGGCGCTCTTCCTCCAGGATGCGGGTGGCCTCGGTGACCCCGTTCGCCACGGACGGCCCCATCGGGAACGCCTGCGCGGTGTACGGCGGGCCTACCGGACGCCACAGGTACACATCCCCGAGACGTCTCGCGACGTCAGCGTCCGGGCCTACCCACCAGGGGACTCCCGTCCCGGAGACGGTGAGTAGTACCGGGCGGGTGTCCTCGGGAGCCGGAATCCCCAGCGCGCGCAGATCGTCGTCAGAGACGATCCCGTCGAGCGGCTGGAACGTCCGGGACTCGTATTCGGTCTGCCACGCCTCAGCCCGCGGGCCGAACTCGTCGGTGTCCGTGGGCAGCGGGCCGTGGATGCGGGCGTACCCGGCGAACCGGGCCGCCATCACCTCGCGCCAGCGGCGCACCGTAGGGTTCCGGTCGCCGAGCTTAAGCGGCATGGAACTTCTGCTCGGCAGCCAGCCACTTCTGGATCTGGACCTGAGCAGCGGTGATGTCCTCGGGCTTGACGCGCTTCAAGATGCGCTTCGCCAGCTCGGGGTTGTTCGTCGGATCGTCGGAGTTCGACACCGCGTACAGAAGCGCGATCGAGACCGGGTCGCCGTAGATCACAGCGAGCTTCTCGACCAGCTGGATATGGACGTTCGCGTCCGTCGACCAGGACAGGCCGGCGATCGTGTCGACCTCGCCCTCGTGCGGCCAGTGCAGCGGCGAGCGGGACTTGCGCTTGTACTTGGCCTGCTGGCGAGCCAGGTCCAGCAACTCACGCTGTTCAGCGTCGGTTAGAGCAGACAAGAAGTCGTCCTCTTCGTGAAGTAGTTGCAGCAGCGCATCGCCCTGGGCGAGCGCGCGGTTGTAGCGGGCTTGTCGATCCGCGAGGCCGTTGGTGCCGCCGTTGATCCGGCGGGTGACCGTGTTCAGGTCGCGGCGGTCGGACAGCTCGTTGATGTCCGGGCGGGCGACCGTCCAGTACCAGGCAGGGCCGATGCCCGCCCACTTCAGATCAGCGAGCTCGCGGTAGTTCACGACGAAGTAGTCCGGAGTCGGAACCATCCCGAACGCGTACGCCCACTGCGAGAACGATCGGTAGTTGTAGTCCCAGGTGATCTGAATCCACGTCCGGCCGATGTACGGCGCGTACCGCCCGTTCTTGGCGATCTCCTCGGTGTACTGGAACGACCCGGACTCATGCCCGATCTGAGCCAGCCACATCGCGATGCGGTTGACGTTCGTGCATTCGGATTCCCGGAGGCCCGAGCGAACCGCGGGCAGGATCTCCGCCGCGCGAGCTTCGCTCAGGCCGGTGGCCGCCGCCAGGATGGGGGCTGCGGACGCCGGGGCGCTACCCCTCCGGAAAGTCGAGTAGCCGTCAGCGCGGATCTTGCGCGCGATGAAGTCGGCTGTCTTCGGGTTGCCGTAGGTATCGAAGGTTCCGCCGTTGCGGAGGCTGGCGAGCTGGAAGTGCATCGCATCCTTGGGCGACGACCAGTCGTTGCCCCAGAACACCATGCCCTCGTAGAAGTCGAGTAGCTCTTTGACCCGTGCTTTCTTCGCGGCGTCGAAGCCTGCGTCCGGGACCTGGAACGGGTGGGTGTTCCAGTTCAGGTCCATCGCGGTGCCGCTCAGGTGGTTGGACGACGGGACCGAGTTGGTCGGCGTCCAGCACGCGGAGTCCGCGTCGCGCAGCGGCTCGACGTACGCGTGGAAGTCAGCGGCGAACGCGCGCAGGATCGCGAGAGGCTGGCCCTTGGCGATCTGCAGCGTGACGCTCGTGCCGGGGATCTTCGTCCACTCGCACTCATCGGAGTTGAGCATCGGCCACCCGTTGGACGAGTGGGTCAGCCCGTAGACGACCCTCGGCATCAGCGCTTGAACGGGTTGATGGCGTTGATCAGCTGCTCGGGGAGCCGGGACAAGTCGGGGAACAGGCCGATGATCTTGTCGTCCAGCCGGGACAGATCCGGGATCTTCGCCAAGATCTTGTCGTCGAGGTCAGCGAGGTCGGGCATCTTCGCGGTAGCCCGGTCGATGACCTGGTTCAAGAACTCGGGGTGAGCCCGGAGGTAGTCGAAGACCGCCTTCACAAGAGCAGCGGCGAACATGGTGATAAGGCGGTTCATGAAGTCCTTAGTCGGTAGCGGCTTCGATCAGGTCCCACAGGTCGGAGTCCTCTTCTGGGACGTCGATCAACCAGCGGTCCTGGTGGTGCGTCACCCGGACAGGTCCGGGCGGTAAAGTCAGCGCGAGCTCTCCGTTGAACGGCTTCACGCGTACGACGCGGGGCGTGATGATCACGCCGTCCTGCTCGCGCAGGTCGCTGGAGAAAGTCCAGTGCGAATCGTCGGGGCGTCCGGAGATGTCGTGGACGGTAGCGGTAACAGTCGTCATACCGGCCCTTTCGTCAGGTGACCGGGATCATCGGAACCGCGATGCTCGCCCAAGAGCAGGAAAACGAGAGCGTCCCGGAGTAGGTAGCCGCGGCGTTGGAGTCTCGACCTGACAGTCCGCCCGCGACCTGCGTCCCGTTGATGCGGCCGGTACCCCCGGACGGCGTGAACGTCACGTTTCCGTTGTTCCAGCCGGTAACCTGGAAGGTGCGGCCGTTGGTCGGCGGGGCCGACACAGAGTGCGACGGGCTGGTGCTGCTACCGGTCGCCGTAGCCGGGGTTCCGAGGCTCGCGACGTTCGCGTACGGGATCGCGTAGGACATGCACCAGTTCGAGCCGTTTTTGTCCAGGACCACGGTCTGCGACCCACCCGGGGCGCTCGCGAGGGTGTAGACCCTGAGCCAGCCTTCGGAGGACGTGTTGTTGAACGCGATGCCTTGGACCAGGCTCATAGCGTTGCCGCCGTAGGTGACGCCTGCCACGGTCTCGTTACCGAGCAGGTGCGCGACCACGAAGACCCGGGACCCCGCTGTGGCAGAGAACGAGTACGACAAGTCGCCCAGCCCGCCTTGCATCGACGACACCGCGTCGAAGTCAACGGTCGGCGGAGGAGCCGCGGACCAGATCTCGGCGGTCCCGATGCTGATCTTCTGGATCTCGGTCGAGCCGATCGCGGCTTTCGCGAAAGCCGTCGTGGCAAGTGACATACCTGCCACGGCGACCTCCTATGCAGTCCTGAGATAGATAGTGTTCGAGTCTTTTGTGCCGATCGCGGTGTACTGCGCCTCGGTCCCGACCCAGATCGTCAGCGTCCGAGCACCGGAGTTGTCCGAGCCGGCGACGTAGCCGGTAGCCAGCTTCGACAGCGCGATACCCGCGCCGGAAGCGACTTTGGCGTTGGTCACCGATCCGTCGGTCGGGGTGCGGGTGTTCGACAACCTGGAGTCGTTACCGACGCACGCGGTCGTCGACGACGTCCCGAACGAGACGTTCAGCGTCCGGCTCGCGGACAGATCCCCGCCGCCGGTGAGGCCGGTACCCGCGGTGATCGTGGTGGTCTTGTCGGCTTTCGCGCCGATCTGCGAGGCGACCGTGGTCGCGAAGTTCGGGTCATCGCCCAGCGCCGCTGCCAGCTCGTTGAGCGTGTCCAGCGTCTCCGGTGCCGAGTCGACCAGCGCGGCCGTGCCGAGAGCCACCCGGGCGTCAACCGCGGCCTCGTCGAGCTTCTCGTCGAGAGCGTCCTGGAGACCGGTGACGTTAGCGATCGAGTGGGTGTGCGAGCTCGGGGTGAACGTCGACGGCTTGTCGTCGATGTCGTCCCAGGACACCGAGCCTGCCTCGGGCGGGTTCGAGACCAGGTACGCGGCGATAGCCGAGTCGAGGTCGGTGACATCCGCGGCGACGTGGTCGTGCGCAGACGGCGGGAACTCCACCGGAACGTTCGACAACGCGTCCCAGTCCGCTGACGGCGGGTTCGCGTCGAGGTAGCCGTTGACAGCGTCAGCGAGCAGTTCAGCGGAAGTGTCCGGAGGGACCGCTACCGAGGTGGCGATGAGCGGCCACAGCTCGGCGTCGGTCTCGGGCACCTCGATGAACCAGCGATACTCGCCGTAGACGACGATCGCGAAGCCGGGTTCCAGCTCTACGCTCAGCGCACCGTCCACCGGGTTTACCCGGACCTGCTTCTGGGTGAGGATCGAGCCATCCTGCTGGCGGAGCACGGTCGAGAACACCCACTGCTGGTTGTCGGGCTGACCGGTGACGTCGCGGACGTCGGCGGTGATCGTGACGGTCATACCGGCCTCTCGTAGGTTACGTGTAAAGGTGAGCCCGTTTACCGGTGGAGCTCATACCGGCCAGGGGCGACCGCTCTTGGTTACTGGCTGGTCTCGCCTGCCTGGCAAGTTGGTCCGCCTAGAGGCCTGCGACCGGCGCGCAGCCGCGGTTTGGGCATAGGCGGGGTTTGCAACGGTTCCTGAGCACCAATACCGCCGTCGTCACGGCGGACCGCCTCAGTCGGGACGTTGCGCCCGGGTCTTAGGGGCAGCCCCAGCGGGGGAGCACCGGAAGGGGAGCGCTCAACCCCGCCGGGGACTGCGGTCGGCTCCGGCATAGCCGGGGCCTCGGGGCGCGCCAGATCTACGATCTGGACGCCGGTCTCTAGCTCGACTTCGGCTTACGGAGAGCGCGCTCGAACAGCTCGCCCATCGTCGTCACCGACGCATCCGGGCCGTCTGACTTCGTCCGCTCCACCTCGATCCGAACCCGTCGCCTGTCACCTTCTGAGACCAGAAGCGATGACAGCATCTGATTGACGGCTACTAGCATCTGCGACGAGGGCTTGGAGGATTTCAGGAGCTGGTCGGCGAAGTGGAGGGTGAACTTCGCATAGGACCAGTCACTTGGCTGATAGAGCGCGGCTTGCGCCGACTCGGCTAGAGAGTTGTAGAGGTCTCGGACGATCGGGTGAGGATCGGTGAGACCGAGCGGAGGGGACTTCACGGGTCCGGAGACGGGGAGAGTAGTGACCTCTCCGTACTCTTCTTTGTTACGGCGAACCCGCTCGTCTGAGCGGTTCGGGATCGGGCCTCGGGTTCCCATGTTGCCTCCTGGGCTCAGGGACGCCTGGTCCCTCCTAGTTGCTTCTGCGCCCCGGGTGACGGGGCGGTGGCCGCTTCTTCATCGCTCGCAGCTTCGCGCGCTGAGCGACGCCTTCCATCGCGGACTTCCGCGCATGGCAGGGCGATGAGTGGATGGGGCGGAGATTCCCGCCCTCACCGCCGCCCTGATGTCTCGGCTTGACATGGTCAACCTCGTCGGCTCCGCGACGGCCGCAGACGTAACAGATGTCCGACCGCTGTAATACAGATGCGCGGACCTTGTCCCATCCCGGAGGCATCTCCGGACGGCTGTCACCCCACGGCACTGAGCCTCCCTGACTTGAAGTTATCGAACCTCTTGTGGCAGGTGGCGCACATAGGCCGGTAGTGATCCATGCTCGTCGAGTAGGGGCCGGACGGTGAGTCTCTCTCGTCTGGGCACTCGTAGTCGTACGCCCAGTGCGCAGCCGGACCATCACAGTCGACACATAGATGCGCCGACGCAGGACCTCGGTAATTACGCAGGCGCTCGTGAACAGCTCCGTATCCGACAGAGTCGCCTCCCCAGTTAGGGTTGTCCGCGCCCTTTCGGATGTTCCACTTGAGAGTGTTCGGGTCCCCGTGCCTGATGACCCGCATCTCATGCTTCGCACACATCGGCCGATCGTGAGACACAGCCTCGATATCGCAGCCGACCACCGTGCAAGGAGGTACTGGCTGGTGATGCCTGGTGATACGTAGCGGCTTGAGCGGCCGCCCACGACGCGCCTGGTAGTAGTGGCCTTCGCACAGCCCGTTCGACCGATAGGGGCGGTCGCAGAAGTCGAGGGTGCAGGTTTCAGGGTGGACGTTCTTGAGAGGCATCATCGGCTTACCTGACCACTGCTGCAGGTAGTGACCGTTGCACCAGCCTCGAGTGCGTACTGGCTTGGGGCAGCCTTCGAAAGAACACTTCTTCTCCATGCGGAGCTCCATTCTGTGGATGGTTAGAGGCCCCTCGCGCGGTAGCTAGCCGCCAGGGGCGCTACCGGACCCACAGAGTCCGGCAGAAATCTCGATCTGTTACGTGCCAAGGTGACATACCTGACAAACGTAACCCGCTGCGGGCCGCCTCCGGGGCGGCCACGGGTTAGTGGTTCTGTTACGTATCTAGTCGCACGTAACGTACCTGGTTACGTAACCACTGGTTCTGTTGGTGAGTGATGCTTACGTAACGTGCCTACCCAAAATGACCATGCTGTATCGGCCGGGGGATAAACCCCGGCCTGTACGGTCTAGGTACCTCTCTCATCGTTCGGTACCTACCTGGGCGACCGGAGGTCGCTAAAAGGGGTAGTCTCTCTCCGTTCGACTACCCCGACAAGAACCTATGTCGGGGTGCGGTCGCTCGGCAGAGCCTCGCTCCCTTACCCCTCCATAGTAGAGAAACCCGACACTTTCGCGTTTCACCCGTAGAATGTGACGCACTTCACATGAATATCTTCCTACGCGGGCGTCAGCCGGCGACGGCTCTGCGGCCGTCTTCGCTTGTCTCCGGTGCTATCTACCGATCCGCACCGTTCGTCCGTCTACGGGGCTCTCAGGGGGCATTACGGGGCCTTCTAGGCCCGCGCTGTTCCCTCCGTCGACTTCCAAACCCGTACACGATCTGGCAGCCGCA